ATGGTTAAACAATTGAAATTCTCTGAAGATGCACGTCAAGCAATGTTACGTGGTGTAGACCAATTAGCAAATGCAGTTAAAGTAACGATTGGTCCTAAAGGACGTAATGTTGTATTAGATAAAGAGTTTACAGCACCTTTAATTACGAACGATGGTGTAACGATTGCTAAAGAAATCGAATTAGAAGATCCATATGAAAATATGGGGGCTAAACTAGTTCAAGAAGTTGCAAATAAGACAAATGAAATTGCTGGTGACGGTACGACAACTGCAACAGTATTAGCTCAAGCAATGATTCAAGAAGGCTTGAAAAATGTTACAAGTGGTGCGAACCCAGTTGGTTTACGTCAAGGTATCGACAAAGCAGTTAAAGTTGCTGTAGAAGCATTACATGAAAATTCTCAAAAAGTTGAAAATAAAAATGAAATAGCGCAAGTAGGTGCGATTTCAGCAGCAGATGAAGAAATTGGACGTTATATTTCTGAAGCTATGGAAAAAGTAGGTAACGATGGTGTCATTACAATTGAAGAATCAAATGGACTAAACACTGAACTAGAAGTGGTTGAAGGTATGCAATTTGATCGTGGTTATCAATCACCATATATGGTTACTGATTCAGATAAAATGGTTGCTGAATTAGAACGCCCATACATTTTAGTAACAGATAAGAAAATCTCGTCTTTCCAAGATATCTTACCTTTATTAGAACAAGTGGTTCAATCTAATCGTCCAATCTTAATTGTAGCTGATGAAGTTGAAGGCGATGCATTAACAAATATCGTGCTAAACCGAATGCGTGGCACATTTACAGCTGTTGCAGTAAAGGCGCCTGGTTTCGGTGATCGTCGTAAAGCAATGTTAGAAGATTTAGCTATTTTAACTGGTGCGCAAGTGATTACTGATGATTTAGGCTTAGATTTAAAAGATGCATCAATTGATATGTTAGGTACTGCAAGTAAAGTAGAAGTAACTAAAGATAATACCACTGTTGTTGATGGTGACGGTGACGAAAACAGCATTGATGCACGTGTAAGCCAATTGAAATCTCAAATTGAAGAAACTGAATCTGACTTTGATCGTGAAAAATTACAAGAGCGCTTAGCTAAATTAGCAGGTGGTGTTGCAGTTATTAAAGTAGGTGCAGCAAGTGAAACAGAGCTTAAAGAACGTAAATTACGTATTGAAGATGCATTAAATTCTACACGTGCAGCAGTTGAAGAAGGTATTGTTGCAGGTGGTGGTACTGCATTAGTAAATGTTTACCAAAAAGTAAGTGAAATTGAAGCAGAAGGTGACATTGAAACAGGTGTAAATATTGTACTTAAAGCACTAACTGCACCAGTTCGTCAAATTGCTGAAAATGCAGGATTAGAAGGTTCTGTTATTGTAGAACGTTTGAAAAACGCAGAGCCGGGTGTTGGTTTTAACGCTGCTACAAACGAGTGGGTTAATATGTTAGAAGCAGGTATCGTTGATCCAACTAAAGTAACACGCTCAGCATTACAACATGCTGCAAGTGTTGCAGCAATGTTCTTAACGACTGAAGCGGTTGTAGCATCAATTCCAGAAAAAAATAATGACCAACCTAACATGGGTGGCATGCCGGGAATGATGTAAAACGACTGTTAAACGCTGATTTTATAAAGTTTGTAATATTGGGTGGTCGTAATTTGGTCATAGAAATTTTAAAATAAATCTTTTGAGACGTTTTCCATGAGTTTACTAAACTTTTGGGAAGCGTCTTTTTTGTATGAGTTCGTAATCTTAGCGTAGATGTTCATAGTGGTGTTTATATCTTTGTGTCGCAAGCGTTCTTGTATTTCCTTAATATGCACACCAGCCTCTATAAGTAACGCGCAATGAGTATGACGAAATGAATGAGTGCTTATTTGTTTATTAGTTATGTTAGTCTTTTTAAGTATAGCTTTTATCCATAACTGTAGTTTCTTAATTACGAGGGGATAGCCGTTAACATCAGTAAAAACGAAATTGTTATCTACATACAACTCGTTTTTCCATGTGTCCTGTACATCCACTTTATAATTTTTGAGTAATTTAATCACATGAGGATCAACTGAAATTTTTCCGATTGAGCTTTCAGTTTTTGGCGTAAGTATTTGATATTGCTTTTTATTGTTATTCGGATTGTAATAAGTCTTTGTAATATTGATTGTGTTATTCTCAAAGTCTATATCAGACCACTTCAATGCCAATAATTCACCTGCACGCATGCCTGTATATGCTAATGTATAAAACACTTCAAAGCTATTTTGTGGCGAATGGTGATTTTTGGCAATTTCCAGAAATTGAAATAATTCATCTTTTTCAAGAAACTTTTTATGTATCTCAGTATCTTCTAATTCTTCCACACTAACTTTCTTTTTAGGTCGTTTAATACCCTCGCTAGGCAATATTCTTATTAATTTCATATCATAAGCGTACTTAAATATCATATTTGTAGAGGTTACAATGCTATCAACATAATTCTTGCTATACTGTATGCTTATATCGTTTACAAAACGTTGATAATCGTGTTTTTTGATAGTTTGTATTGGTTTGTTCTTAAAGCGTTCTATAGCATGATGTATGGCTTTCTCGCGTGCTCTGACACTACTTACTTTTACTTCGTTAGCATATTGTGATATCCAATCGTCAGCAACCTGTTTAAATGTAGATGTGGACGGTGCGATATAATCGCCATTTCTTAATTGACGCTCAACCATTTCAGCGTGATGTTTAGCGTCTGATTTGCGTTTAAAACCTGAGTTTGAAATATATTTATATTTGCCCGTTTCTGCGTCTTTTCCTAGTGATATACGATAGCGCCATGTATTTCCGCGTTTTTCATAACTTGCCATTTGATCACCTCGATTAATATTCTTTAAAAATATCACTAGATAAACGGCTATCAGTTTGTAAAATTTCTTTATGTAGAGTCGTACTTTTTTCGCCTTTATTTGGAAAAAGCTCTTCAATATCGTCTATATTTTTTACTATTATTTCAGAAACATACCCACTTAACTTTTGGTTAATTTTTTTAAATAACAAGTTTTTAAGGCCTGCAGATAAACTATCAACGTATTTTTTTAATCCGATATTTTCATCTTCATTTTTAATCGTGAAAATAAATCTATGTTGTGAATTAGTTATCTTTTCAGTTTCTTTATATGAGACGTCTAAGTCAAAATTTAATTTTTGCCTATTATCTAATTCGACGTCTACTAAAATTTCAAAGTCAAAATTTTCAATCGAAAAAGCGTGAGTAATGTTTGCAGTTACTTCAAATCCCTCGAAAACATCATTAATTTTATAATTCGGTTCTTCATCAAAAGTAAAGTCAAAATTGATCGGATTATGTTCAAAAAATTCTGAAGGAGATATGTGCAGATAACTACATAATTTATCTATAGCATCATATCTTATCATTTCAGAATCATTTTGTGCCATTGAAGTAAGTGAACTTCTTGCTATTTTTACATCTTTTGCAACACGAGATATTTTTAGTCCTCTTTCTGACAGTAGTTCAGACAATCTATTTCTAATCATTACAAACCTCCTAATTATGTTAATAATAGCATTTTTTTGGACGTTTATGTACAAAAAAATAAAAAATGATTGAGAAGTCAGTCGAAAAACTATTGCAAAAGAAAAACGATTATGTATAATAAAGTTATAAATTGATTGAGAAGTCAGTCAAAAACGAAGGAGGATTTTAATTATGACTATTTTAGCGAATACTAGAAAGTTTAAAGAAGCCATGTTCTTAAAAGGCTTTAATTTATCTGATTTATCACGTGAAACAGGTGTTGGAATTTCTTATTTAAGCCAAATTATTAATGGTAAAAAGATTCCAAGCCCTAAATTAGCTAAGAAAATGGCAGAAGTTTTACAAGTTGAGGTAAATGAATTATTTGAATTTGAAGTAAAGGAGGCATAAACCAATGTTCAACATTAATATTGATGAAGATGAAGCACGTGAGTTACTTGAGCAGGCTATCAATGCACGTGTGGACGAATTAGCGAAAGAGAAATATTTTATGACTTACAAAGAGTTGTCTAACTATCTGAATTTAAGTAAGCCTACTATTGAAGAATTACTTATTAATAATGGCATGAAATATTATATGGTCGGATCTACGTATAGATTCAAAAAGTCTGATGTAGATGAATTCATGGAACAGCTTACTGCTCATATGAATATCCAGAATAACGACTTTAAACAAGTCAATATCAAAAAGTTATTGGAGGCAAGGCAATGAAAATGTACTTAACTTATATTTGCTTAGTTTCATTGTTAACAATTTTATTACTAGCAATATCGAATATGTATGTTGCTTTTAGCGTTTATGCTTGGCTAATAACTTTAGGATGTAATTTAACAGGAGGATTAGAAAATGAATAATGAACAAAAAGAAGTAATAGAACACGTGGTTTATCAACTTGAGTTAAGTGTCGTGAATAATTTGGAAAGTTATGAACACACAGAATATGTTAATGGTATTGAAGTGGTTTCAGAGATCAGTCGTGAAAAGCACTTAGAATTGATAATGAAATGGTGCGCACAAGAATTAAAGAATAATTTTCAATTAGAGAAAGGAGAATAAAAATGAATCGGGAAATTAAAGATTTATTTAGCGATTTAAAGTTGTTGAAAGATAGTTTTGAGGATTTAAAGGATAGTAATGGTTGGCATTTTGATGAGCTATATCCATATGAACCAAATCATGTCTTAAATAAAGATGAATTAATTGGAGAGGGATTTTCTTATCATGAGAGACGTATTCACAATAATCAAATGTTTGATTTATTCCATCTCTATATAGAGCAGTTCGATAATATTATCGAAAAGTTTTATGAAATAGAAAAAGCATCATCTGAGAACTTTGGCGAGGAATCAGATGACGCAAAGAATTCAATAAAAGTAGCAGAGTAATATAGAAATTACACATTCTTATTATAACATCTTTGCTCTGTTGTTTCATTAAGAGGTGCAAAAAATGAATGAAATTAAATTAGAATATGACACACATGTTTCAGTGGTACATTATGAAAGTTTAGACTCACGTTCATTTAAGAGCTTTTCAAAACCTGAATGGAGTAAGTTGGTTAATAAACTGTCTGTGCCTATAGAAGCGAATTATAAGTATGCACGTGGTGTTGCTGTGTACGGTGATATTAAAGACGGTGCAAATGATCATGGTGAAACAATAAAAAAGCATCGCAATGACGTTAATGTCATATACAGAGATGTGATTGTACTTGATTATGATGAAATAAATGATTTAAAGCAATTACATGAAGCAATCAGCTCAGTTTTAAGCAGTGTTGCATGGTATTGGCACACATCGTTTAGCCATACAACTGAACAAGCTAGAATACGCCTATATATCCCTCTGAATGAGCGAATAAGTGCAGATGATTATCGTAAATATACAAAAGTATTAGCAAATAAAATTGGCCATAAAGTGGATGAAGGTTCATATCAGCCAAGTAGATGTTTTGCGTTACCAGTTATTCAAAAAGGACACATATTTATTAAGCGAGTGAATGACTGTCCAATTATGAATGTTGATATGCTCGAACAGTGGTCGAAGGAGTTTGAACAATCAAATGCTAGTCCTAATGTCATAGGATACACTCGACGCGATAGTGAGTACTGGCGCGAGCTATGCTTTGGAACAACCGAAGGCAATCGTAACAATGCACTAGCTAGCTTAATTGGGCATTTATTGAGATGTCACGTTAATGATTATATTGTTTATTCATTTGCTTTATTATGGGGACAATTCGCATGTAAACCACCTATGAAAGAACAAGAAATCAACGCTACTTTTCAATCGATATTAAATAAACACTATAACAATTAGAAAGGAGCTTTGTATGGAAACAGGTAAAAGTGATGTACTTGATAAAATTGAAAAAATTAATAAAAAAGATAGTGCCTTACAAGAAATTATACCGAAAGGCTATGAAATTGAACATCATCAATGCGGTGTTGCCTTATACCAACTTATACCAAGTAAAAAAGAAGGCGAACCAGATAAAAAGGTTTTTATCACAAATACAATCCCTCAAATTACTGAACGCTTTGAAGATATTGAGAGTAACGAAGTTAGCTTTAATATGCTTTTCTATGACAATAAAACGCCAGTAAATATAGCTGTGAGTGCCGAAGAAATTTCAGATAGTCGTCAACTCTTGAAATTGGTTAATAAAAAGCTAGATGTAACATCGTCGACATCTACTAAACTTGTTGACTATATTAATGTATCTAAAAGGTATAATCCACCATTAAATGTTAAAGTTGCAACGCGTTTGGGGCATGTGAAAGGTTATTTTATTTATCCTTATCAAGAAGTAATGAAAGACAGCAATGTCAAGTTGTTTAGCAATGATAAAGGGTTTCAAAAGTTAATAGACTCTTTTCGAAGTAAAGGAACACTACAAGGTTACTCTAAAAAGGTGTTTGCTCAAATAAAAGATTTACCAATGGTAATGGTTATGTTGTATGCATCTTTAGGCTCAGTTTTATTAAGAGAATTTGGATTACAACCCTTTATTGTAGAAATATCAGGTAGTACATCCACAGGTAAAACATTCACACTCAACTTAGTATCAAGTGTTTGGGGAACCAGTGACCTTATTACGACATGGAGTTCTACTCAAAATAGTATTGAATCAATGGCGTCATTTTTGAACTCATTTCCAATGTTTAAAGATGATACGCGTAACACACATCCTAAGTTTGTTACCAGTACCACATATAACTTTTCTAGTGGTGAAAGTAAATCGAGAAGTAATATTAATTTAACGCTAAATGCTAAAAAAGAATGGCGAAATATTTTAATTTCTACTGGTGAATCATCTATCGCAAATATGGCTGATGAAAAAGCGGGTGTATCAGCACGTGTAGTTACACTACAAGATCCACCATATCCAGATAATTTTGATTTTACCACATTAGACAAATCGTTTAGGGAGAACTATGGAACGTTAGGGTTGGCATTTATTAAACAATATGAGTCTAAAAAAGACGTGTATAAGAACGCTTTTGAGAGCTATCAACGGTATTTTAATCAAAAAGGTAGTAATGAAATCATGCAACGTTTAGGACGTGCCTTTGCGTTACTACAAGTTACCGGTGAGGTTTTGAATGATATTGATGGGTTTGAACATGACCATTTTAAAATTATCGAACAAGCCTATGACAGCATGGTTAAAAACAATAAGACGATTGATAAACCTAAGCAACTGTTAGAGGAACTATTACAATATTTAGATGCGAATAGAAATAATATTGTAGGTGACGGTTATGATTCAGTAAATTACGGAGATGTTAAAGCGGTATATAAACATGATTTTCTTTGTATTAAAAACGAAACTGTTAAAAATAAATTAGGACACGAAATGCAGACGATTACAGGGCAATGGGACAAAAAAGGTTATTTAATAAAAGATAAAAAAAGAATTCAAAAACAAGTAAAACATAAATCTCAAAGGCATCTGGGTTATGCGATTAAAAAAGAAATAATTGAAGAACTAGGATTTGATTTCTCGATTTCACATAATCCATATACAGAAAGTTATTAGTACACACAAGTACACACTCAATTTTAAAATATGTGTACTCGATAAATTCAATAATATCAACAGTTACATGCAGATAGTACACGAAGTACACAATGTACACATATAAATATATAGTCATAGTTAAAATTAATAAATTAATTATCGTAGATTTCTAAATAATATACAACTATCACTAAAATTTCTGTGTACTTTGTGTACTAATTATCACGAGGCTATATATATCAATGTTTTAACCAGTACACGAAAGTAAAAAAAGGTGTGTATTTAACTGTGTATGGTACACAATCAATATAAATATGGAGGTTACACATGGATAAAGAACAACTTAAAAAGTATATATACGAATATGTGAAAGAATATAAGGAGATACCGATATATCAGTTAGAAGATTTGTTTAAAGAAATAAATCACGACTATATAGGGAGAACTAGTATCACACACGATAAGGATGAGAATATTGTGTTTTGGAGTGGATGGAACAAAATTACAATGTTTGCGTTGATTGAATTAGTTAAAAGTGAACAACTTGATTTAGTGTATAGAGGTAGTTTTATAATGCGTTATTTGTTGGATGGTAGAGTTCCTAATTTACCATTAGCTATTTGTTATCCAGAAGATGGACAACAAACTGACGTGCCCTCATGGGTGCCTATGGTATTAAGAATAAATAAAGAGGAGAAAATCAAATGAACTTAGAAACTATCGTAAACCAATTTGAAACACGAGCAGGCACGTTACTAAGGTACTACACAGGATTATTAGAACATAGTAAAGTGCAACCGTGTTGCTTTAAGTTATACAATGATCCATTTGATATGGTATACGTGATGATGAACAGCAAGCTATTCGGTCATGTATATATTAAAGATTGTAAAGTAAGGCAATCATTTGAATTAGCGTCACCTAAGCACACTGAGGGGCTTATAAGAAGCATAGAGGGGCATTATGTAGGTTATGAATTACATGACGGTAAACATCTTTCTATTAGTGATATGATGGCTAGTCATTTGTTTGAAGATGAGTATTTTATGTATGGATTACAAACATATGCAGAATCAAATAATAGTGATGTGTTTGAGTACCTAGAAAATGGATTTGATACAGATACACTTGAGGGCATTCAATCAAGTAATACTGATGTGATAGCGAATATTGAAATGTTGTATCAGTTAGCTACGGGAATCAATGAACCAGCACCAGAGTTAGTTGAGGGATTAAAATTAGTAACTGAGTTTGTACAAGATGAGAATGCGACACAAGAGGATTACAAGGCTTTAGAACGTAAATTGAATGATCTAAAAGCGTCTTACTATAGCTTGAGTAAATAAATGTATTGAGGGGCACATGTAGTGTGTGGCTCTAATAAATACTATGATTTTATACGAGGTATAGCAGTTTAAAATGGTAAGGTTTTCGGAAGGTGTTGGCTTTTAAAATCGGAAGGTATACAGTCTTTGAGAATTGAAAAAATGGCAAGATTTGTGCAAGGTGTGCGAACTTTGTTAACGCTAATACAAGCTAAAGTTTGTGTTTTTGGCATAGGCCTAAAAGTTAAGTTTGTTCGCTGTTTGTTCGTGTTATTTTACCGAACTTAAGTTCTATATTAGGTTAATGTGAAAAGCCTAACGTTAAGTTTATAACATGATTTTATAAGTGTTATATATGATAAGCTAAACAATTGATAAAACGCGCTATAAAGCGAACGTAAGTTTGTTTTAGACCTGTAAAAATGGTATAATTTAGGTATGAAATAATTAAAAGAAAGAGGTGTAGAAATGCAAAGTATCGCAGAAAAAGAGACGTATCATTTACCCACCGAACACCTGCAAGTTTTCAATGTGATAAAAAATACGTCCAATAAGTATATTACTAAAACTAAAATCTTAAATCAATTGGGATATGAATATAATTCAAGCAATGAACGATGGTTACGAAGAGTAATCAATTCATTAGTATATGATTATGGCTATCCTATCGGATGCAGTTATAAACCTAGTGAACGTGGTTATTACATCATTACGACAGAACAAGAAAAGCAACAAGCGATGAGAAGTATTAAGAAATTAGCTGATGGCAGTATGAAACGCTATGAAGCTTTGAAACGAATTAAAGTGTAAAGGGGATAAAAATGAAAACTGAATCGTACTTTAAAGAATACAACCAATTTGTAATAGATCAACAAAAGGCTATACAAGAATTGGAACAAGAGCGTAATGCATTGGAGAGTAAAATAAAGATAGATAAGTCCACATATAAACAGTTAATCATGGATGGACAAGATGATAAAGCAGATAACCTATATCAAGCAACAGATGCTGATGAAAAGAAACTAAAAGCACTTAATAAACGCTTAGAGACAAAGAAAAGTGTGTCGAAAGAAGTTAAATATCAAAAGACAATTGAATTATTAAAACATCAAAGCGAGTTGTCATCATTATACGAATCAGAAAAGCAATCAGCTTTAGGTAAATTAAAAAAAGTAGTCGATGCATATAATGAGATCATTGATGAAATAGAAGATATTAATGATAGATATGAAGATGAGCATCAGCAATATGCGAGTATTTATAGTCAAGAACAATTATATGATGATAAAGAGGCTAGGGAAGCATTGAATGGCTACTTTAGAGAAAATATATTTACATCATATATTAATGGTAATGATTTGCCATACGAACACAATAACAAGTTGTTTTTAAAACGTTAAAAAGAAAGGGTAATTAAATGGAAACAAAATACGAGTTAAATAATACTAAAAAGGTCGCAAATGCATTTGGTTTAAATGAAGCAGATACAAATCTATTAATAAATGCAGTTGATTTGGATATTAAAAACAATATGCAGGAGATTTCAAGTGAGTTACAACAATCAGAACAGTCTAAGCAAAAGCAATATGGTACAACGCTACAAAATTTAGCTAAGCAAAACAGGATTATTAAATAGCAATGATTGCCTATCCAATTCGGGTAGGCTCTGTTTATAGGGGTGAATAAATGAAACTGCTTAAAACGAAGAATTGTTTATATTATCGTAATGGCGACAATAAACTATCTGAGTATCAACTATTAACGCAATTTAACCCAGCATTTATTAATAAAAAAATTAAGATGTGTGAATTCCAAATTGAAAGTATGTACCATATGAGTGCGTCGACCACAACATGTGATGAAATAATGGGGGTCGTGTCTGTCTCATATCCGATTGAAAAATTAGTTATCAAAATTATTGAAACAAAAGCAGGGTTACAAAACTATAAAAATAGATCTATAAATAATATGGCGTTGTTGAAAAAGGTACTAAATCATTATACAGAAAAAGAGCAGAAGCAAGTTGTAAAATATATGCGTTCAAATGGACGATATAAGCCCTACAACGTCATTGAACGCTTACAAGTTGATTTGTATCAAGCAAGTATTAAACAACGTTCAGAACGTCAAAAACAAAGAAATACAGCAATTGAAAACAGTAAGATTGCACGAGTAAATGCATATCACCAATCTTCATATGTAAAAGTGGTGTAACAATGGATAAAAAGCAAATAAAAGACTTCGTTTGTGATTATCATAAGCGAACTATAAGTGATGTGTTGATAGATGATGAAATAATAACCGATGATTTCTTTTAATAGGTGATGAAAATTCTAATGAATGGATGGCAGACGATAACATTGATGATCATATTGTAAAGAATCACTTAGAAATGATTGTTGACCAAGTAGCTAATGATAAAGAGTTTTATATTTTCGATTCTTTAATACAAGGACGTAGTTTTAAAGATATTAGCAATGTCTTAGAGTGTTCAGAACAATCTGTAAGATTATGGTATGAAACCTTATTAGATAAAATTGTGGAGGTGATAGAATGAGTGAGTTAACGGCAAAACAAGCGCGTTTTGTGAATGAGTATATAAGAACACTTAATGTAACACAAAGTGCCATAAAAGCAGGCTATAGCGCAAATAGTGCACATGTGACAGGATGTAGGTTATTAAAGAAGCCACACATCAAGCAATATATACAAGAACAAAAAGATAAGGTTATAGATGAGAATGTATTAACCGCAAAAGAGTTACTACATGTGCTTACGAATGCGGCAGTCGGTGATGAAACAGAAACGAAAGAAGTTGTGGTCAAACGTGGAGAATATAAAGAGAATCCACAAAGTGGCAAAGTACAGTTAGTCTATAACGAACATGTTGAACTGGTAGAGGTGCCAATTAAGCCAAGTGATCGTTTAAAAGCTCGTGATATGTTGGGTAAATACCATAAGTTATTTACAGATAAGCATGATATTAACGGGAATGTGCCTATATTCATTAATATTGGTGAATGGGATGGCGATGATGAAGATTTAGATAAGACGGTACAAGAGGTATCTAACGCTAATCCTAATCATACTGTGATTGTGGATGATATACCGTTAGAGGATTGATTACAGTAAAAACGATTATCATATTGAGTTAGTGAGGATTAGTTTACTAATTCACCCTAGCTTTATATTAAAGCGTTATAAAGATAAAAGGGAGAACGCTTATTATAATTAACGGACTCCCTTTATTAATAATTATTACAGAAAAAGTGGTAAATTAATTAATTTCTGCTTCTATAGTTTTTATTTCATCAATATTTATAGGTGGTTTTTCAGTATTGTATTCAAACTTTTTAGATAAATCACTTTGATATGTGGATCCGTCATTCATTGTTATTTTCCAATAACCACCCGTTTTATCGCTTGAACGATATAATCCATGTATTTGAGTTAGCTGATGACGAATTTCAAAGTCTAAAGTTGATATAGCTAATTGTTTTTTATCGAACTTTGGCCAATACTTTAAGGGGCTATCTTTACCATGAACCTTAACTTTTAAAGGTAGTTCTATTGGAGTAGGTAATTTTTCAGTATTTGTAACGCCACTTATTTGGAAATGGATATAAGTTCCTTCGCTAGTATGTTGGCTTTTTTTAGTTCTTTTTGTGTTTAAGTCAACTTTTTCCCCTTTTGTAAAAGCAGGGCTATAATAAGGACTCGGAAAAATTATAAGGCTGATGCTGCCATCTGTGTTTTTTATACGCATAGATCCTAAGGAATTATCTAAAACTTCACTATTTGTAAAAGTGTCAGACCCACTACTATACCAGTCTAGCAAATCCTTTATATTATCGTTTGTAGATGCTTTTGCAGTTTTGATTATTTGATTAGATGATAAGGGAACAGGGGTAAAATCTGTAGCGATTGTCGCAAGCAACAAAGGGCTTACGATAAAAAAATTCATTAGTAATTTTTTATTCATTTTTAATTCTCCTTCATTCAAATGTGTAAACGTTTACATATAGAATGTATAAATATTATTTAAATGAATCAATTAACCATCTCTAAATTATTGTTTAAATATATATTAATTAAAAAGTGTTTGTTACATAGGGAGCTATATCAAAAAAAAATATAGATTTAAACAACATTTTAAAGTTACAAATAGCAAAAAACAAAGTGTGAGTGGTCATTTAAAGAATATTAATTAATATAAGTTTGAATTAGTTATATTCTTTAAAGTCACTTTCTAGTGGTGTTTTTTACGCTGAGAAACGTCCTGTGTTGCAGTAAGGGATAATATTGTGTAACTAGATATGTTTATCGTAAATGTGGATCCGTGAAATATGACTTTAAACATCGCTGGTCAATCTATCTTTGAGATTGGCCGTAGATTAAAACCATATGAAACAAAATAACTTAGTGGATGGGGAATTTAGGCTATGGCTTGAAAATTGGATTAAGCAAATTATCAGATAAAAGATTTATGAAAATAGCTGAAAATCCAGAATTAAATGTCCTACCATTGGAATATATGGGCGCATGTATTTTATACTAATTAGCAACATTAACGCAAGAAGAGAAAGGATAAGAGTATTTCACTAAAGGTGAGAAGTAAAAAAACAATTGATATGACTAGGAGAGAATTAGAATACCTTAAAAAGGAATTGAAACAACGCGATGAAAAAACGCCCAACTCCAATCACAAATGAAAAAGCACAACTTTTTGAGGAGATAGAGAGAAAGTAATTAAAGGAAGTTAAAGGTAAAGAATCTGAAGTAATTGAGTGTTACATAGATCCAGAAGATTATCACTGTTCAAAAGAAAAGAGGCAGGAGTAATCTGCCTCTCGAAAAAAGTTATTTTTTAGTGATTTGAATTTCATTTATATCTTTAGGATTGATGTATCTATTGCTTACGTTTGATTTATCTTCTCCTACTTTACCGAATACAGTCTCATCTTTAGGGTCTGTACTTAAGATTGAAACATTGTCGCCGTTGTTCACTATATTTTTTTCTTTCAATTTTTCTGTTAATTTTTTCCATGTATTATTAGCATCAATATTAGGGTAGTTCGAATTTTTTCTAGTTATATTAATTTTTGTAACATTTTGAGGGTTTATTTTAGGATTGTTTGAAGTACTAATATTTTCTAAATTAGCTGTTCCTTCTATGGTATTTTCTCCACCATTTTCTATTTTATACGTAACCTTGACATTTTCATTATCTGTTTTATCGATAATATTCGCGTCTTTTAAAGCGTCTCTTACATTTTTCCACAATGCGTTATCTGTCGTTTGCTCAGCTTTTGCAACGTTATTAATACCATTATAATTTGAAGAAGAATGAAAACCTGAACCTACTGTTGTTAAAACTAAAGCACTTGCTATCAATGTTTTTGTTAATAGTTTTTTATTCATTTTATTTTCTCCTATAACTTATTTGCAATCAATTACAAAGTAATTTTACAATTATTATTTATGTAAATCAATTAAATAATTATTAACAAATACATAAAATTTTATCATTAAAATATAATAATTTTGAGCTAGAAGTATTCGTCATTTATGCTATAATCATTTTAGACACAGCAATGTGTTCAAATTTTCATCTATTCGTAAGTTAGCCTTCGGGCTGACTTTTTATTTCCATTATTATTCACATGTTAATCTTGTTGATATTTAGGCAAGTACTTCGGTACTTGCCTATTATTATATCTCTATACGATAGGAATCGACTATATGACTTACTAAGTTTTATAGCAAAATAGGCAATTAACGCATATGGCATTTAACATTGAGTTGTTATAGTAGTTATATAATATATAGCTAGTTCCTTATAACAGCAAAAAAATAATTTTGACTATAAGATTAAATATATGAATATAAAATTAACAGTAGAAACCAATTTTAGAATTTGCAAAAATGAATGCATTAATTATAAAAGTGTGAATATATAAACAATGTTATTAATTCAAGATGCTTAGAAATCCTCTGTTTTTCTTAGAGAAAGAGTTTTGTATATAAGTTCAAATGAAATATAGTTAATTAATTTTCAAAGCATAACTTAATTCCTATAAATAAAGATAAATCATTAAATATAATTAATTTTCTTTTAATATTTTTTAATTGAATATTTAAGAATATAACATATATTTAAAGTGTATCTAGATACTTTTTGGGAATGTTGGATAAAGGAGATAAAAAATGTATAAGAGATTATTTATTTCACGTGTAATTTTGATATTCGCACTGATACTAGTTATTTCTACACCCAACGTTTTAGCAGAGAGTCAACCAGACCCTATGCCAGATGATTTGCACAAATCAAGTGAGTTTACTGGTACGATGGGTAATATGAAATATTTATATGATGATCATTATGTATCAGCAACTAAAGTTAAGTCTGTAGATAAATTTTTGGCACATGATTTAATTTATAACATTAGTGATAAAAAACTGAAAAATTATGACAAAGTGAAAACAGAGTTATTAAATGAAGATTTAGCAAAGAAGTACAAAGATGAAGTAGTTGATGTGTATGGATCAAATTACTATGTAAACTGCTATTTTTCATCCAAAGATAATGTAGGTAAAGTTACAGGTGGTAAAACTTGTATGTATGGAGGAATAACAAAACATGAAGGAAACCACTTTGATAATGGGAACTTACAAAATGTACTTGTAAGAGTTTATGAAAATAAAAGAAACACAATTTCTTTTGAAGTGCAAACTGATAAGAAAAGTGTAACAGCTCAAGAACTAGACATAAAAGCTAGGAATTTTTTAATTAATAAAAAAAATTTGTATGAGTTTAACAGTTCACCATATGAAACAGGATATATAAAATTTATTGAAAATAACGGCAATACTTTTTGGTATGATATGATGCCTGCACCAGGCGATAAGTTTGACCAATCTAAATATTTAATGATGTACAACGACAATAAAACGGTTGATTCTAAAAGTGTGAAGATAGAAGTCCACCTTACAACAAAGAATGGATAATGTTAATCCGATTTTGATATAAAAAGTGAAAGTATTAGATATATTTGAAAGGTAAGTACTTCGGTGCTTGCCTTTTTAGGATGCATATATATATAGATTAAACCGCACTTCTATATTAATAGAAAGTGCGGTTATTTATACAGTGAATCTAAACTATAATAATTGGAATCATCTTTTTGAAATTTCGACATCTAGATGAAATTGTGTTGAATCAACAGTTTTATTATCTTTGTAAATTTTTAAGAAGCTTTCTGGAAGACCGTATCCTGTGTAAAATAAATCATACGAGAAATTAGAACCATCATTCATATGGAATACTACACTCCCCTTATCAAAACCGCTATAAAATTTTGAAGAAGTGCCGTATTCTTTACCTTTACCAGTATCATTGTGTCCATAAATATTAAATTCATCTTGCAAGTATTTTCTTAGTTTGACATCTATTTCTTGTGCGGTAACCATTTTTTTATCTGTAGAAACACTTTTAGTTGTAACTGTTTGATGCTTGCCATTGATAATTAAATTTATAGGTATTATTCTTGGCGAATCTAATTTATTGTTTTCTGCTTTAGTAACACCACCATATATAGTACGAGAGTTAGAACCATATTTATAGCTTATACCAAAAACATCGACATTTTTTCCCTTTAGATCACTAGTTATATATTCATTGTCAAATTCAGCATACAATGTATCATTTTTATACGAGTATTCTAAGCGGTGTGATTCTGGTGAATTTTTGTCTTTAACATTCTTTAAATTCACATATTCATATTTAGTATAAAAATTTCTTAGATTTCCTGGACCTACATCGCCGTTAGATAAGACTGTATGATTAGAAGAAAAAATAAATAAAGTAATAACAATTACAAATAATAATCTTTTTTTCATATTAGGCACTTCCTTTTCATTATATTTATAATAACATTATAAATATAAGTTGAATAATAAATTTTAGAAAATTCATAAAAAATACAAAAGGTTATAAAGGAAGAGTTATAGAAAAATATGTATCATTCCACACGTTGCAGGCAGTGAATACGTATTTGAATACGTTAATTATGAGGTGATGTTGGGTGCACAAATTTATATAGTTTTATCAATTTTAACATTTTACATTAACTTTATTAGGTGATATAAGATGCTGAGAGAATCATTATATTGCAATGAAAAATCATCATATCGATCATTGCAAATATACTTATAGAGATTTATGTGTGTAATAATTGGTGGTCATAAATTGGTCATAATGAAATAAAAAAACTAAAAAAATTGAATGTATAAAGAATACACGATACTGATTTAATAGTATTTTTGTATGTGATTTATATCTATTTCATACCGCCCTTAATGCCGGGAATGATGTAAAACAGTTTCTAGTTTTGACTAACTAGAACATTCCATGATAGACGAGTATGATTCGTTCCAAATAAATATTAGAGCGTATGAAAATATTTTAATTTAAGACACCTTCCATTAGTTGACTAAACTTATGAGAGGCGTCTTTTTTATGTGCTAATTTGTAATTGAGATTCATAATGGTATTTAAATCATTATGGTGCGGGAGTTATGGTATTGCCATAATATGAGAGTGCATCCACTTCTATAAGTAATGCATATTGCGAGTGCAGGAATGAATGAGTGCTTGATTAAAATCCTTATGGGTGGTTGACATAATTAAAAGAAACCACATTTAAAATTTCTTAATCACAAGCGGTTAACTAGGTATAGTTTAGTTTTGAGTAAATCTTTTTAAAGGTGTACTTGTGCATTTTACTTAATTAAAGAGATAAGACATTTAATGGGCCTAAAATAAATAAAAAACAAAAAACTACCTGTTTAGGTAGTTTTTTAAATGTAATAGATTAAAACACTAGTTCATTTCTTGTTAAAGATGGATAGTTATTTTATAGATAAATTTGTCCTTTAGTGTAGCGGTAATTTTTAGGACTTTTTGGTGGTATAAATGTTCTTAATAAAGTTAATAGTCCTACTTTACCGCAAAGCATAACGAATATAATAATTATTTTAGTAATACCATGATATTCTGTGGTAAGGTTCATACTTAACCCGACTGTTCCGAATGCAGAAACCACTTCGAATAATAACTTGATTAATGATATGTTCGGATTAATTATCGATAATATAAAAGTAATGATACTGATAAATAGAAATGAGATATTAATGGTAACAATAGATAGTTTTATATGTTTGTCAGATATTTCTTTATTGAATACTGAAACATTATTTTCTTTACGTATATAATTTAAAACAAATATAAACGCCACTGCAAAAGTAGTTATTTTAATTCCTCCAGCTGCACTGAGAGGGGCACCACCAATAAACATAAGTAACATTAACATTAAGGCGGTAGATTTGTTAATGCTTGCTATATCAATACTGTTAAAACCCGCTGTTCGTGTTGTTACTGATTGGAAAAAAGAATTTCCGATTTTTTCAACTAGTCCCATATGTTGCATAGTATTAAACTGTTCTAATAAAAAGAATGTAATAGCTCCTATAATTATTAGGATACTAGTTGTAGTTAAGACTAATTTAGAATGTAAAGATAATTTACTCATTTTTTTACAATTAATAAAGTCTATTACGACAAAATGTCCAATACCTCCAAATATTATGAGTATTGAGATTGTAATAATGACAATTGGATCACTAGAATAATCTATTAAGTTATTCTTAAAAAGGGCAAATCCAGCATTATTAAAAGCTGATACTGATGTGAATAAGCTTAAAAATAAACCTTTGCCTATACCAAATTTTGGTATAAAAGATAAACACAAACAAATCATACCAATTAATTCAGTGACTAAACTATAAATAGCCAAGTGTTTAATTAGCTTAATAACACCACCAGGTTCGTCAATATTCCATGTAACCATAATCAAGAATCTATTTTTCATTGATATCTTTCTATTTAAAAATACTAGTGTCAATAGGGTTACGGTCACGATACCCAGACCACCTATTTGAATTAATAATAGTATTACTATTTCACCAAGTATATTAAACTGTGATCCTATATCAACTGGGGATAGGCCAGTAACTGTAAATGCACTTGAAGCTATAAATAGGGCATCTAAAAAAGATATTGGCTTTTTACCAGTGAAAGGTAAATATAATAAAAGAGCACCTATGATAGTTGTAGAGAAGAAAAGCATTAAATAAAAATATAAAGGTTTGTGGACTTTGTTCATTTTAATTGCATACTCCTTTATATTATAAATTAATAATTAGATAATATCATAAATGAAAATAGAAATGTTACTGATGTGTATTACTTTTCAATTCTAGTCAGGGGCCCCAACACAGAGAAATTGGATTCCCAATTTCAACAGACAATGCAAGTTGGGGTGGGGGCCCCAACACAGAGAATTTCGAAAAGAAATTCTACAAACAATGTAAGTTGGGGTGGGGGCCTCAACAAAGAGAAATTGGATTCCCAATTTCAATAGACAATGCAATATATGTATGACAAATCACCACCATAATTTCAGTTTTACATCACTTAATCAATGAAAATGTGCTTGTTGATATTTGAATATTTACAGTCAAACAATATTCATCGATTTGATGTGCCATTAATGGATTACCTGGTCCAAAAATGGCTAAATCAACATTGTCCTTATTATCTCCTAAGAAACTAGAGGCATCTGTTGCACCTACAAGCGCTGAAACAAATATTTCGTCTTGTTCTACATAACTAGAAGCTACATCTTTAATCGTAGTAATTAATTTGCTATTTTTATCGCTTGTTACAGGTCGGTGATTGCTTGGAATATCGAGTGAAAGCTTATTGCTATCCACATCATTAATGATATTTTGGAAAAACGATTCTATAAAGTCGTTATCATACTCAGGAACTGGTCTTACGTTAAATTCAAGTGAAGCTTCATCTGGTACAGAGTTAAATTGTTTGCCGCCATTTATAATCGAACATACAGCTGTAAGACCAGATGCATAATTTGCATCCTCTTCAGAAATTTCTTTTCCTATCAATGATTTGAACATGGGTGCAACATCTAATTCATGTTTAGTATCATGTTTTTTAAGCTCTGAATATTTTTCTTTAAATTGATTATAAAATTCAAGCAGTGTATCAATTGCATTGTCACCAATAAATGGAACTGAGCTATGGACAGCTTTGCCAGTTGCAGTTACTTTACATGACATAGACCCTTTATGTGCATAATAAATTCCAGATCCAGTTGGTTCAGCAATAATTAAGCCATCTACATCGTCTAAATAGCCTTTATCAGCCAATAATTTGGCACCTTCTTGTTCTTTCTCTTCGCCAGCAGTAGCTAGTAATCTTATCGTTCCTTGAGGCAATTGATTTTGTTCTTTTAATTCAATGAGTGTGATGACCAAAGCCATCAGACCGCCTTTCATATCCGTTGTGCCTCGACCGTATAATTTGCCAGCTTTTTCTGTGAGTTGAAAAGGGGGATAAGTCCAATTATCTTGATTTCCTGCATCAACAACATCCATATGACCACTCAATGCGAGTATAGGTGAGCCGTTACCGATTTCTGCAACGATATTGGCGCGGTGTTCATTAACTTTCAAAATTTCAGATTTAATATCGTACTTGTCGAATAAATCTTTTAAATAATTACAAACGTCTATTTCATTATTATTTTCAGTTTGTAGTTCAACAATATCTGCTAGTAATTGAATTTTTTCTTTTTCACTAAAAGTTGTCATTAAGCTCACACCTTTTCAAAGTAGTATATATATTTATATAAACATAATTTTTATTCTTAAACATAATTTAAAATGCAGAAAGTAGCGTGTTATTTGATTTCGTTCTATGAAATTAACTGTCTAGTATCAACGATCTTATTAACACTGATATCGGGTATGCTTAATTTTATAGTAAATTGTATGAGAAAGATGCAGGATATTATTTAGCTAATAATTATATATAAATTTCAAATCGATGGTTATTAACTACTAAATAAAAATATTTGCTAAATTAATGACTTTGTACACACATTATTTTTAAAGAGGATAAAGTATTTAATAATATTAACAAAATCATTTAATAAATAGTTAAATATATATTCTCTATTTTTGTGATATTATTCACATGTCGATACATATCAACAAATATCAATCATACGAAAGAAGGTTATAACAATGAAAAATAAAAAACGTGTTTTAATAGCGTCATCATTATCATGTGCAATTTTATTGTTATCAGCAGCAACGACTCAAGCAAATTCAGCTCATAAAGACTCGCAAGATCAAAATAAGAAAGAACATGTTGATAAGTCTCAACAAAAAGACAAACGTAATGTTACTAATAAAGATAAAAATTCAACAGTACCTGATGATATTGGGAAAAACGGTAAAATCACAAAACGAACTGAAACAGTATATGATGAGAAAACAAATATACTCCAAAATTTACAATTCGACTTTATCGATGATCCAACTTATGACAAGAATGTATTACTTGTTAAAAAACAAGGCTCAATTCATTCAAATTTAAAGTTTGAATCTCATAAAGAAGAAAAAAATTCAAATTGGTTAAAGTATCCAAGTGAGTACCATGTAGATTTTCAAGTAAAAAGAAATCGTAAAACTGAAATATTAGACCAATTGCCGAAAAATAAAATTTCAACTGCGAAAGTAGACAGTACATTTTCATATAGCTCAGGTGGTAAATTCGATTCAACGAAAGGTATTGGACGAACTTCATCAAATAGCTACTCCAAAACGATTAGTTATAATCAGCAAAATTATGACACAATTGCCAGCGGTAAAAATAATAACTGGCATGTACACTGGTCAGTTATTGCGAATGACTTGAAGTATGGTGGAGAAGTGAAAAATAGAAATGATGAATTATTATTCTATAGAAATACGAGAATTGCTACTGTAGAAAACCCTGAACTAAGCTTTGCTTCAAAATATAGATACCCAGCATTAGTAAGAAGTGGCTTTAATCCAGAATTTTTAACTTATTTATCTAATGAAAAGTCAAATGAGAAAACGCAATTTGAAGTAACATACACACGAAATCAAGATATTTTGAAAAACAGACCTGGAATACATTATGCACCTTCAATTTTAGAAAAAAATAAAGATGGTCAAAGGTTAATTGTCACTTATGAAGTTGATTGGAAAAATAAAACAGTTAAAGTCGTTGATAAATATTCTGATGACAATAAACCTTATAAAGAAGGATAATATTGAAAGGGCGGATTACTAATGATTAAACAATTATACAAAAACATCACAATTTGTAGTTTAGCAATATCTACTGCATTAACTGTATTTCCGGCAACTTCTTATGCAAAAATTAATTCTGAAATTAAAGCTGTTTCTGAGAAGAATCTTGATGGTGATACTAAAATGTATACACGTACAGCTACAACAAGTGATAGTCAAAAAAATATTACTCAAAGCTTACAATTTAATTTCTTAACTGAACCTAATTATGATAAAGAAACAGTATTTATTAAAGCAAAAGGTACAATTGGTAGTGGTTTGAGAATTTTAGACCCAAATGGTTATTGGAATAGTACATTAAGATGGCCTGGATCTTATTCAGTTTCAATTCAAAATGTTGATGACAACAACAATACAAATGTGACTGACTTTGCACCAAAAAATCAGGATGAATCAAGAGAAGTTAAATATACGTATGGTTATAAAACAGGTGGAGATTTTTCGATTAATCGTGGAGGCTTAACTGGAAATATTACAAAAGAGAGTAATTATTCAGAGACGATTAGTTATCAACAACCATCATATCGTACATTACTTGATCAATCTACGTCACATAAAGGTGTAGGTTGGAAAGTAGAAGCACATTTGATAAATAATATGGGACATGACCATACGAGACAATTAACTAATGATAGTGATAATAGAACTAAAAGTGAAATCTTTTCTTTAACACGAAATGGAAATTTATGGGCGAAAGATAATTTCACACCTAAAGACAAAATGCCTGTAACTGTGTCTGAAGGGTTTAATCCAGAATTTTTAGCTGTTATGTCACATGATAAAAAAGACAAAGGTAAATCACAATTTGTTGTTCATTATAAAAGATCAATGGATGAGTTTAAAATAGATTGGAATCGCCATGGTTTCTGGGGCTATTGGTCTGGTGAAAACCATGTAGATAAAAAAGAAGAAAAATTATCAGCATTATATGAAGTTGATTGGAAGACACATGATGTGAAGTTTGTAAAAGTACTTAATGATAATGAAAAGAAATAAGTAATAAAAGTTGCCTGCTACATAGAATGTAGTAGGTAACTTTTATTTATATTTGAGTAGATAGATTTATTATGATGTGCAGTGTATGAATCTTGTTTGAGTGTAGAGTAAAGACTTGTATTAATGAAAAATTAAAGTTGTTAAGATGATTTTATTAAAATGTAAGTCAATTCAAATTTTAACAATATAACTCGCTTCGTCCTTTTAGAACGAAGCGAGTTATTAGTTAGTTGAGCACTATTTACTATAGGCTTTGATTGGGTAATGATCTGAAAAATCATTGTAAACGTAGTAATATGGGAACGCATATACATCCCATGGCTTAGGTTTTTCAGTCACAACTTCATTGACTAATTGTTTTGGTTGTTTATGATCTTTATCTGTAAATATATAGTCTAAATGTTCTGGTTTACCATTAGGGTAATTATATTTCGCAATTGAATTTGATTGAGGGTCCCATGTGCTATTATGACCTGCATATAGAACATCATTTACATTCAAGTTTTTAAGCATATCTTTGAACTCTGGAGTGCCTTTATTAACATTAAGGTCGCCACCTATATATACCGTTTCATCTTTAGGGATATTTTTCTTTTTAACAAAGTCACTGATTTCTTTCATTTGTTCAGCTCTAATTTTTCGATCATTTCCAGCACCACAACGTGAATCTTCAGATTGTGTATGTGTACCGATAACGTGAACGTTCTTACCATTTTTCTCTATTTTTGTATAAACAAAGCCTTTGTTGCTATCATTATCGAATCCACAACCGCTTTTGAAAACATGCTGGATTTTTTCTTTAATAGGATATTTACTTACAATCGCTACGCCACCATCTTCAGCAACAGTTGATGAGTAGCTACCTTCAGTTTTGTCCCAACCTGATTGAGAACGACCGAGTACAGGTGTTTGGTAAGGATATTCTTTTTTCACATTACTTAATAATTTGTCTGATGCACCATTATCAAATGCTTCATTGAATATTACGACATCATTATTTTTAATATAAGAAGATTGTCCGATTAAATCAGCGCGTTTATATTGTCCCCAGTTTGGATACATAGAAACCTTGTAACAACAGTATTTATTGGGTTTGGAGTCCCTAATGGGTCCCTAAATTACATACTTTCTAAAATTTTAGTTGTTTTTTTGTCCTCTTCATTAAATTTTTCTTCTAACAAATGAGAATACACGGATGTAGTTATTGCTATATTTTTATGACCTAATCTTTTAGAAATGTAATGTATAGATACACCTTTTGCTAGTAAATAAGAACAATGAGTGTGTCTTAATGCGTGCGATGTAATAATTGGTATATTATTGACTCTACAGGCTGATTTCAAAGCATTATTGATAGCATGAAGGTTAATTATAGATCCGCCTTCTTTGAAAATGTAACCATCATAGCTAATTGCAAATGTACTTATGACGTCCATAATGTGTTTCATATCAGATTTAGCGATACTGATATATCTAGGGGAAGTATTGGTTTTTCGCTCGTCAATAAATATAGTGTTTTTCACTTGGTTGATATGCTCAATCTTTATATTTCTTGCACCACTGACACGACAACCCGTACAAATCATTATGAATAGCGCTAATGATGAACGAGTTCTCTTCTTTCTGACGTGATCTTTTAGTATTTCATATTCAGTTACCGAGATGAATTTTTCTTGTTCTGACTTCGTAGGTTTTCCGGCTTTATAATTAACTTTATAAGCGGGGTTTTTAAAAATAAGTCCATCATATAATGCGTCATCTAAAGCTGACCGAATAGCACCGTTTGTTTTTCTTATAGTTTCTTTTGCGTGTTCTTTTGAATAGTCGTTTATGAATTTCTGATAAACTTGTCTATTTATCTTTGATAACTCCATTTTACCTATTTTATGTTTTTGTATATGTTGTAATGCATTTCTATAATGACGGTAGGTATTTTCTTTAACAACAGGTTGTTTATATGTTTTAATCCAATTTTCGAAGTATTCTTCAAGAGTTATATAGTTATCTATATTAAAACCACTTCTTAACTCATTTAACTTGTCTAGTCCAGCAGAATTAGCTTCACGCTTTGTTCTAAAACCTTTCTTACGGTATCTTTTTCCTTCATGCTTAAATTCATATTGCCATTTTTTACCATCGTAACAACGTGTTTTCATGCGTTCCCTCCTCAAAATTGGCAAAAAATAATAAGGGTAGGCGGGCTACCCTGTGGAATCAATTATCATTATTTATAATTTCAGAAACTCTATCATTGTATTCTCTTTGTGACAGACCATGATAGTCTTTTTGCATTGAAAGCTCTTCAATTTGTTTTTGAGCCTGCTCAGACATACCCTCTGTAGAAAAATCAGTGGGAGGCATATTATTTAAATCAACTTTTTGCTTTTTGTTTTGTTGAACTTGGACATTTTGCTGAGGAACACTATTTTGTGGTATCTGTTGTTGCGGTTGTTGAACCGATTGCTCTTGTGATTGGGGTTGTTCAACGGTTTGATTGTCTGGTTGTTGTTGTGTTGCAACTTCTTTTTCCTTGTCTTTTTTCGATTTATTTTCCTTTTCCTTCTCAATTTTCTTTTCTTTTGATTTAACTTCTTTTTTAGATTCTTCCTGATTCTCATCATTTCCACATGCACTTAACACTAACGTGCTCACTAATAATAAACCTAACAATCTTTTCATTCTCATTTCTCCTTTGCTTACTTTATATATTAAAGCGCCACATAGGCGCTATTAATCAATACGTTTTCACACTAGTAGGCGTTTTTTTGTTTAGTAAAATCATAATGAATCTTCTTTGGTTAACTTATCGCCATCTAATTTTTGTGAAATAAATTCCAAGTATTTACGCGCATTATGTGACGATAAATCTTTAGGTAACTCATAAGTGAATGGTTGATTACCACTAGTTAAAACTTCATATACTATAGTTTCTTTTTTTATTTTGCAATTTTTTATTTTCATTATAAACTTCCTTTCAAACACTGCTGAAATAGACGTCTTTTTGATTAAACTTTATATTCTACATGTATTCGTAATCCATAGTCTGATTCTTTAGTAACAATTTTCTCTTCTAAATAATCTAAAGTTTTATACTTACCACCGTTAATATATGCGTTACAAGAAACGGTGTCTTCTATATAATTGACTAACCTTGAAGCATACTCTCTAGGCACATATCCAACGTGAAATTCAGAGTATTCATTTGAAATCATAACTTTTATCGCGTTTTCATCATAAGGATTATCCGGTTCTTTTTGTAAGAATACACCAGGAATAACCTCGTAATCAGGAATTTCATACACCTTGTCTTCATAAAGCAATTCTTCTTTAAGTTCATTCCCTTTCAAATCACTATACAAGAAAAAGAAAGCGTCGTTAGTTTTCATTTTTTTTATAAGTTTCTTTAATTCTTTTCTACGACCCTCATAATTTAATCCTACGACGTCGAAAATTTCAACTTTAGTTTGTTCATCATCATCATTAATAAGTAGATTATCATCTGGAATAATTGTTTCCTTATTCCTAGATAATTGCATATAAGTTTTTAAAATTGAGATAAATCCTGTTAAAGGAGAATTTGTTACGAAATAAAACGTTATTTTTCTATTATCGTTTAATGTTAAAGAAGCTTGGTTTTTCCAAATAGTAACAACAGTATTGTAATCTACCACGTCTGATAACGAAATTTTAAATATATAATCTTCTTCTTTCCTTATAAAACAAATTTCCTCATGTGAAATGAATATAGAACCAATTCTCCTCTTGTCTCCGTCGAATTTTATGTCACAACTGTCGCTGATTATTGGTTCAAAGTAACTGTATTGATCTGATAATATTTTTTCATCTTGCTTTCTAGGTTTCATTTTACTATCTCCTATAAAATTACTTTCCCTACTAACCTCACACTTTCATTTCTATAAAAGTGAAGGTCGCGGTATTCTTTGTTCAGTGAGACTAGAGTCAATCTATCATCTTCAACAAAAACTTTCTTAACGTAAGCTTCTTCTTCAATAATGAATATACCAATTTGGCCATTTTTTATATTATGAGTTTTCTCTACGAATATAATTTCACCGTCTTTAAACATAGGTTCCATAGAATCACCGTTTACTTTTAATGCTAAATCATGTGGTGGGATAGGTGCTTTAACCATTTCGGTAAACAATGTTTCACCGTGTAGACGTTCTCCTACACCAGCAGAGACACAACCATTGACGTTAACTGCAATTCTATCCTGTTTATATGAATTAATATCGACAATATTATCGCCTTTAGTATTCTGTTCATCTAATTGCTCGTTTGCATAGTTAAGCACATTTTTTTGTCTTGGAGGCGTGAGTTTACTGTATATGGAAGCGATGTCGTTATTTTCAATTTTTCTATTCTTAGAAATATCAAAACCCATAAGCCACGCTTCGTTAACGTTTAAAGCCTTTGCTAGTTCAAAGACTTTGTCTTGTTTCGCTTCATATTTTCCATTTAAATAATCGCTAATTGAGTTTCTGCCAATACCAGTCCTTCTTGATAGCTCTGATTGAGATATCTTCCGTTCAGACATAATTTGCTTTAATCTATCCTTAAAACTGTTCATATTTCTGAACACCTCCTAAGAATATAATACTACGTACAATGACGATTATCAATAATTTTTAACAAATGTTGTACAGAAAAATGTATTTTATGTGTTGACTTATTTAAACAAAGGTGTTTTAATTGATTTGTACAGAAAACCGAACAAGAAGGGAGGTGAGTTTATGATATACAATTTCGATTATAGTTTGCTGTACGAAAGAATGGCAGAGTATAGATATAGCCAAAGTTCTTTAGCGAACGCAATCCCTATTTCAAGGACATCTATTAATCACAAGTTGCAAGGAAAAAATTTATTCACACAATGGGAAATAAAACGAATCTGTGAATTATTAGAAATCCCACCAACAAAAGTAGGTAGATATTTTTTTGAACAAAATGTACAGAAAACTGTACAAACATCTTAATAGGAGGGACACAATGGAACAAATCACGTTAACCAAAGAAGAGTGTGTCGAACAATGCATCAATAAAGACTTAAAACTTTTAGATTATCGAGTTCAACAAATTTTAGAAGGTGTTCTATCAGAAAGTACCACATACGGTGATGCAAGAAATAAATTAGAAACATTGAAAATTATTGCTGAATCTCATTTTAAAACCGAACATGCTTCAGTTATTTACAAATTAGCATTGAAAAAGTTAGACGAAAAAATCAACGCCACTCCAATTAAAGAGTGACGGAAAGGGAGGATTTTAAATGTTTAAGGTTTTAAATGATATAAAAACTTCTTTAAAAAACCATCCTTGGGGTTGGAAAGAGCACTTACCTTATTTGCTGATGTTAACTCTGTCACTTGTGGCTCTGATTCTCGGTGTTCTGTCCGCGATTCTATGATAACAGGCTTTATATAGATTCCTTTGTTGGTAGTGACTTTGATAGTCACATCCCATTCCCATATCACTGGATATTCTTCGAGCAAAAAAGTACATTCTACACTTTCATAAGGTCCTAAAGTAAATGGAATGGAGTAGTTTTTATCTTTATATCGTATAGGTTTGAACGTTTTTTGTTCATTTACTTTATTTTTAATATCAAATTCAACGTCAATAACAGAAATGGGAAACTTTGTGAAATTAATAAATGTTATATCGTTGTAACTTGATTTGTCATCGACCAAGTAATTAAAGCTTCTGGTAGGTATAACATCGATGTTAAGAGAATCTTTCATATAGTCTAAATAATATTTAAGTGCAGTCAGTAAGAAACTAAAAATTGCGATACAAATCGCGATTATGTCCATACTTATCACCTCCTTAGGTTGATAACAACATTATACACGAAAGGAGCATAAACAATATGCAAGCATTAAAAACAAAATCGAACATCGGCGAAATGTTCAACATACAAGAAAAAGAAAATGGAGAAATCGCAATCAGCGGTCGAGAACTGCATCAAGCATTAGAAGTTTCAACTAGGTACGATAAGTGGTTCGAAAGAATGACGGAATATGGTTTTGAAAACGGGATAGATTTTATTTCGCAAGTTGAAAAAGTACACGGTCAAAAAAGGGCGCGTACTTATGAACAAGTTAATCATATTCTCACTCTCGACACTGCAAAAGAGATTGCAATGATTCAACGTAGTGAACCTGGCAAACGTGCAAGACAATACTTCATCCAAGTAGAGAAAGCATGGAATAGCCCAGAAATGATTATGCAACGTGCTTTAAAAATTGCTAACAACACAATCAATCAATTAGAAACAAAGATTGAACGTGATAAACCAAAAATTGTATTTGCAGATGCAGTAGCTACTACTAAGACATCAATTTTAGTTGGAGAGTTAGCAAAGATCATTAAACAAAACGGTATAAACATCGGGCAACGCAGATTGTTTGAGTGGTTACGTCAAAACGGATTCCTTATTAAACGCAAGGGTGTGGATTATAACATGCCTACACAGTATTCAATGGAACGTGAGTTATTCGAAATTAAAGAAACATCAATCACACATTCGGACGGTCACACATCAATTAGTAAGACGCCAAAAGTAACAGGCAAAGGACAACAATACTTTGTTAATAAGTTTTTAGGAGAAAAACAAACATCTTAATAGGAGGAACGAACAATGCAAGCTCAAAACAAAAAAGTCATCTATTACTACTATGACGAAGAAGGTAATAGACGACCCGTTAATATTCAATACAACGATGGCTACGACTTAATGATAGACCCGCGTTTTATTGAAATGACGCTTGAAAGACATCCGCATTTAAAAAATAACTTTTATGGATTAATAGATGGAAAAGAATTTAAGTTAGATTAAATTTTTGGAAATGCAAAGGAGGCATAACAAATGTTACAAAAATTTAGAATCGCGAAAGAAAAAAATAAATTAAAACTCAAATTACTAAAGCATGCTAGTTACTGTTTAGAAAGAAGTAACAACCCTGAATTGTTGCGAGCAGTTGCAGAGTTGTTAAAGAAGGTTAACTAAATTAGGCCTTATTATTACTTTTTAGAATGTGAACAATAGGTCGATAAAAAACTTAATAAACAAACTATAGCAACTATCAATGAATTTTGAATATGTAAATCGTTCTCGTTTATATAGTTTGTTACAAAGATTTGAATGTCAGCACCTGCTGCAATGCCATTAGACCATCTTATTAACTTTTTGAAAGGATGTGGAAAATCATTTTCGATACGTTTGACAAATTCATCGTGTCTCTTGTAGGTACTTTGCTCATTTATTGGATAGGTCGAATTGATGGCTTCAGCCAAAGTAGAGATAGCAGTTGGATTGATATAAAAATCTCTAATGGTCTGTTGTGCTTGAAGTACAATCTCATCATCAAACCTATAGAGTTCCTTAAAAGATTTTATCGTTTCTTCAGAAAATAAATTTCTTTGAAATGTTAGAGATGAAAAAGAATTACGCAAATTAAAATTCATTTCAATTAAGTTGTTTAGATGAAAGTCTACTTTGAAGTCAGAAAATAAATTTATGTTGTTTCTATTAATTATATCTAATTGGTACTTAGGTTTTAAAGATTGTTTAATTGCCATACTTTTAGAAATTTCAACATTACTAATTACGTTATTAATAGAAAAACGAACATTTTTTAAAGGATCAATATACACCAATATCACCTCCTTAGGTTGATAACAACATTATACACGAAAGGAAAGATAGAAATGCCACATATTTTAAACGTAACAGTTCCAATACCTGAAACACATGTACTTATCACAAAAGATGAATATGATGAGCTAATTGGTTATTCATTAGACCCTGTATGGAACATGAGTGACTTAAAGAAGAAATTAAAAATTGCATCTGATGAGACTATCAAGGACAGATTACTATTTCATCCTAGATTTGAAAAAGAACTAAGAGCGCAAGGAATTGTGCATTACCCTGATGAGAATTTTAATCGCTGGAGATTTAACGCAAGAAAGATGAATAAATTCGTCGATGAGCATTTCAATGAAATATATAAGGAGAGAATAAAATGAGCAACATTTATAAAAGCTACCTAGTAGCAGTACTGTGCTTTACAGTCTTAGCAATTGTACTTATGCCTTTTCTGTACTTCACTACAGCATGGTCTCTTGCAGGATTCGCAAGTATCGCAATACTCATATTTTTTAAAGAATACTTTTATGGAAAGTAAAAAAACTGCTACTTGCGCCAACAAGTAACAGTAAGTGTTCATCAAAATATACAACTTAATTAAATCAAAATATACGGAGGAAGTCAACTATGACTAAAAATTATAAAGACATGACGCAAGACGAAATAAGAGGCTTATTATCTGAAAAAACCTCAGAACTGTATGATTTAGCGAAAGAAATTAAGAGAGAAACTGAATTTGATATTTTGTTTTTCTCAGCAATAGGAGTTGGCGACGGAGATTTCATAAAAAGTTCAAGTTCTGCTCTTGGCAATGCTTTTAATCTTGCTGAATTATTGGATAATGCTACTAATTTCGACGATGTCATTAACGCCATTCAAAAACGTAAACTACAAAAATTTCTTGTTATAGATAACAACAAGGAGGACTAAAACAATGTATTACAAATTTGGTGAAATCAAAAATAAAATTATCAGCTTTAACGGGTTCGAATTTAAAGTGTCTGCGATGAAGAAACATGACGGTATCAGTATACAAGTTAAGGATATGAATAATGTTCCACTTAAATCATTTCATGTCGTAGATTTAAGCGAACTATATATTGCAATGGATGCAATGCGTGACGTTATAAACGAATGGATTGAAGAGAACACAGACGAAAGAGACAGGCTAATTAACTTAGTCATGAGATGGTAGGTATAAGCATGAGAGATACAGAAAGAAATATATTGAATATTTTTAAGACGTTATTCGACGAATATACTTTGTCAAACCAACGAGCATTATTGGAAATTGAACGTAATCATCACGGATACTTATCGATTAATTTCTTGCACTATCACGACAGTTACAAAACGAACAATAAGCTTGTACAGATACATGAAATCAATCCGGACAGCCACGAACGAATAAAAAATTTAATTATCGAGGTGTTAAGAGGTCACCGAAAGATTAAAAAAGGAGCATGAGGAAAGATATGAAAATAAATAAGTTAACTATATCGAACTTTGCTGGAATCAAAGAAGAAAAATTTAACTTTGACGGTAAAGATGCAAAAATATACGGCAATAATGCGACTGGCAAGACTACAACAGCAACCGCATTACAATGGCTGCTTTTCGATAAAGGTTTGGACGGATCAACCAAATCATTTAACCCTGTACCTTTAAACGAAAAAAACGAAGAAAATTATGAGTTAATTCCGACTGTTTTCGCAGAATTTGAAATCGACGGAAAAATTACGACTTTTAAAAAAGAGTCACATCCTAAATACACAATAAATCAAAAAACGAATCGCAAGGAATACTCACGAAGTCGAACGAAGAAACAATATATCAATGATGAATCAATAAAAGTAAAGGATTATAAAGCTCGTATTGATGAACTGATTGATGAAGATGTATTCAAGTTAATTACGAACCCTCAAGCATTTAACTTACTAGATTGGAAGAAGCGAAGAAGTTTGTTGTTTGAAATTGCTAAACCAATCAATGATGAGGATGTCATTAAAACAAATGATGATTTTAAAGAATTAAATAATATTCTTGGAGATCATGAAATTGAAACAAAGAAAAAGATTCTTACGGACAAGATAAAACAGATTAACAAAGATATCAAAGATATTCCGATACGTATTAACCAAACACAACAAAATAAGCAGGATGTACCGGAATTCGATAATGATAGATACGCAATTATCAAACAAGAAATTGAGCAACTTGAAAATGAGCGTATAGATATTCAAAACGGTGCAGAAGAAATTAATTTGCGTAACCAATTAGCTGATAAACAATCAGAATTGAAGCGCATAGAAGACAATAACAGCGCAAGTAATGAGAACAAAATCCATACTTTAACAAATGAGTTACACGTTGAAAATGGAACGGTTGCGAACCTTAAAACAAGATTAAAGCAAAACAAACAACAAATCGCACATGAAGAAAATAGACGTAATCAATTATTAGAAAATCATAAAGGATTAAAAAGTGATTTAGAAAAAGCTGAAAATCAAAAATTTGAATATCTTGATGACAATGTATGTAGTTGTTGTGGTCAACAGTTACTAGCTGAACAAGTGAATGAGGCAAGAGAAAAAGCATTGCAGAAATTCAATGCTAGCAAATCGAAAGAATTAGAAACAATACAAGTATCTATCAATCACATTATTTCAGAAGGCAAGAAAATAAAGCCAATCATCGAGAAGTTAGTGGATGACAATAATAATCTTCAAATTAAAATCAACGAAGCAGAAGAGCGTTCAGAGAGAATACAAAACAAAATTAATAAGTTGAAAACGACTCATGTTGACGTTAGACAAACTGACGAATACAAAGCAGTAATGTTAGAGATAAATGAGATTAATCAAAAACGCTCAAACATCAGGAAAACCATTCAAGATAAAGTTTCAGGAATAGATGACAAAATAAGCGAACTTACTCAAGAAAAATCAGAAATTGAAGTGTCAAGATCAATCGAAAAATCAAATAAACATCTAGATGATGTTATTTCTGAATTAAGAAATGAAGAAGACAGATTATTGGATGAAAAAGAAAAGTATTCACATGACCTTTATATCTTAAAAGAATTTACAACAACAAAAGTCAAAATGCTTACTGAAAATATCAATAACGAATTTGATATTGCTGAATTTAAGTTATTCAATACCTTAGTTAACGGCGAATTAGAAGAAACATGTTCCACAACGGTTAACGGCGTCGAATACGACAGCGGTTTAAATAACGCCTCAAGAATTAATGTTGGCTTAGATATCATCAATACACTGTCAAAACATTTTAAAGTTACAGCACCAATATTTATTGATAATGCTGAATCAGTAACAGAGCTTATCAAAACAGAATCACAACAAATTCAATTGATAGTAAATGAACAAGATAAAAAATTAAGAATGGAGACTATATAAAATGACTGAAAATAATAAATTACAAACTATTGAACAACAATTAGTACAAGAAAAGAACGTATCTGACAACGTATTAAACAAAGTGAGAGTTTTAGAGTCACAAGGCAATTTGGAATTGCCAAATGATTATTCACCAAGTAATGCCATGAAACAAGCATGGTTACAAATTAGCCAAGATAACAAATTAATGAGTTGTAACGATACAAGCAAAGCAAATGCCTTATTAGACATGGTAACGCAAGGTTTAAATCCAGCTAAAAATCAATGCTACTTTATTCCTTACGGCAACAAAATGCAGTTACAACGTAGCTATCACGGTAATGTAATGATGTTAAAACGTGATGCAGGTGCTCAAGATGTTGTTGCTCAAGTGATTTATAAAGGCGATACATTCAAGCAAGAAATGGGAGAAACAGGACGTATCAAAGCGATTAAACACGAACAAGACTTCTTTAACATCGACAAAGAAAACATTATCGGTGCGTACTGCACAATCGTATTTAATGATGGACGAGATAACTATATTGAAGTCATGACTATTGAACAAATTAAACAAGCGTGGATGCAGTCATCAATGATTAAAGATGAAAAAGCATTACAAAATTCTAAAACACATAATAATTTCAAAGAAGAAATGGCTAAAAAAACAGTTATCAATAGAGCTGCTAAACGTTATATCAACACATCAACAGATAGCAATCTTTTCAAATACGCACAAGAATCCGAACAACGTCAACGCAAAGAAGTGTTGGACGCAGAAGTTGAAGAAAATGCAAATCAAGAACAATTGGACTTTGAACAACCAGTTCTTGAAGAAGCACAATACACAGAATTAGAAAATGATAAGCCTATTGATGTATCTGACTTTGAAGAAATAAAAGAACCTGCAACAGAAAAAGAAAGCGAAGAAGAGCCATTTTAATTGAAACAATAGCAACTGGTTCAAGTGGTAACTGCTACGTCTTAAATGATGGACGTACTACGTTACTATTTGAGGCAGGTATAAAATTTGAACGTGTTCAAAAGCATTTCAAATATAAAACAAGACATATAGCAGGGTGTCTTATCACACACGAACATGGTGATCATGCAAAGTATACAAAGCAGTTTGTCGACAATGGTGTAATCAGCTATATGACTGCTGGAACACAACAAGCTATGAATTTTGAAAGTCATCGCTTATGCACGATTAAGGCAAAGCAAGAGCTACGAATTGGTACGTGGTCAATTTTACCATTTGACATTGAACATGATGCTAACGAGCCTGTGGCTTTCTTATTACAAAGCACACTAGGTTATAAGGTTCTGTATGTTACTGATACAAAGTATTTGAAATACAAATTTAATGGCATTACGCACATGATGCTAGAAGTTAATTATATCTATGAACAAATGCAAGAAAACATAAAAAACGGCAGTGTGCACAGCACATTAGCAAACAGAATTATGGAGTCTCATTTTAGCTTAGAACATGCTATCGGAATGTTAAAAGCAAATGATTTAACTAGACTCGAAGAAATACATTTAATTCATTTAAGTAGTCAAAATTCAAATGCAAAATACATTAAAAGTGAAATACAAAAAGTGACGGGCGCGCCCGTTTATGTTGGAGGTTTATAAATGCTAAACAGAACAATATTAGTTGGTCGTTTAACTAGAGACCCAGAATTAAGAACCACTCAAAGTGGTGTAAATGTAGCATCATTCACATTAGCAGTTAACCGCACATTTACGAATGCACAAGGAGAGCGCGAGGCAGACTTTATTAATATCATCGTATTTAAAAAACAAGCAGAGAACGTTAATAAATACCTATCTAAAGGATCGTTGGCGGGCGTAGATGGTAGGTTACAAACGCGGAACTATGAAAATAAGGAAGGTCAACGTGTATACGTTACGGAAGTTATTGCTGATAGTATTCAATTTTTAGAACCGAAAAACTCAAATGACACTCAACAAGATTTATATCAACAACAAGTACAACAAACACGTGGACAATCGCAATATTCAAATAACAAACCAGTAAAAGATAATCCGTTTGCGAATGCAAATGGTCCGATTGAACTAAATGATGATGATTTACCATTCTGATTTAACCGGTTTGAAAGTGAGGTGTGTATATGACTGGTTGGATAAGTATTGATCGCTCAATTCAAAATCATTGGCTATTTAAAGAAAAGAGAACATTTTCAAAGTTTGAAGCATGGATATATTTACTCATGGAAGCGAATCATTCAAAGGCAAAAGTGCCTATAGGAAACCAAATTGTAACCGTTGAAAGAGGACAAAGATTAACATCTATTTTGACCTTGTCTGACCTTTTTAACTGGTCACGATTTAAAGTGAAAACCTTCCTTGACTTACTCGAGAGTGATGGAATGTTAGAAGTCAAAACAACATCAAAATATACCCTTATAACCATTGTCAATTATGACTTTTATCAAAGTGAGCAGGGCAGGAACCAACATCAAAACGACATCAAACCAACATCAAAACAACATCAGTCAAACATCAACCCAACATCAAAACAACATCAAACCAACACAAACAATAATGATAATAAAGATAATAATGAAAAGAATGTGAATAATGAGAAGAAGAAGACAACCGCCTTCGACTTCTTCCAAGATAACGGATTCGGTTTCATAACTTCTTACAATTTAGACGATTTAAATTATTATCTTGATTCATTTGAAAATGATTCAGATGAAATAGTTACCGCATCACTTAAAATCGCTAAAGACAGAAACAAAGTTACTTGGGGATATGCTAAAAGCATTTTGAATACATGGCTTAATGCAAACTTGAAATCTATTGAACAAGTACGTGCATTTGAAAAGCAACAACTTGAAAGCAAAAAACAAAATTATAAACCTTTCGTTAAACAATCAAAAGAAAAAACACCCAAATGGCTCACAGACAGCACGAGAGAAACGAAAACGCCGGAAGTAGATGAAAACCTTGAGAAAGACAGAGAAGCTTTTATTAAGCGTCTAAATAGCAAATGGGAGTGATTGAAAATGGATGCATTTGATAAATACTATCTATTTGATCATGACGGCAACAAAATGTTTTCAGTTACACCACATTTTAAAGATGGACGGCATTTAGTTGTTGGATTAAAACACACAAAATTCAATGGTCGACGTTGGTACTTAGATGATTATGAATTAAAAACACTTATTGATAATGAACAAATGGAGTTAGGACACCAAACAAGCTTATTTGAATATATATGAGGGATTACATGGAGATAGAAATTAAATTTAATGAAGTGTTTAATGCGCCGATGGGCTCGCCTCGACCGCGTTTTAGCACAAAAGGTAGATATGCACACACATATATGCCTACAAAATATACAGAACATAAAAAATATTTACAAAATCAAATGCCAAAGCTAAATCTAGAAAATGCATTAAAAATTGAATTAGAGTTTTACTTTACTCCACCTAAATCATGGTCGAAGAAAAAGAAAACTCAAGCGATTGGACAATTAAAAGTAACTAAACCAGATATCGATAATTTGATGAAGACAGTTCTAGACGCTTGTAACAATTATTTGTGGAAAGACGATAACCAAATTACAGAAATAACTAGCTCAAAGCGTTATGGAATTGAGCCCAAAATAATCATACGAATAGAAGAAATATAAGAGGTGGATAAAATGGCGAGAAAAGCAAGGATTGTAACAATAAATGATAAACCATATAGGTTTACCAAATCTGAAATGGAATTAATAGAAAGTCACGGTATAACCGCTGGAATGGTTTCTAAGAGAGTAAAAGACGGTTGGGAACTACATGAAGCAATGGACGCACCAGAAGGTACGCGTTTAAGCGAGTACAGAGAAAAGAAAACAATAGAAAGACTGGAACAAGCTAGACTCGAACGCAAATTGGAAAGAAAGCGAAAGAAAGAGGCTGAGCTAAGAAGAAAGAAGCCACATTTGTTTAATGTACCACAGAAACATCCAAGAGGACGTTATGCGTGCTACCTGATGGAAAACGACATATTCGTGAAAGTTAAGAAGTAGATCATGACAGATAACGCACGCAAAGAATACCTAAATCAATTCTTTGGATCTAAGAGATATCTGTATCAGGATAACGAACGAGTGGCACATATTCATGTAGTAAACGGCACTTATTACTTTCATGGGCATATCGTACCAGGTTGGCAAGGCGTGAAAAAGACATTTGATACAGCTGAAGAGCTTGAAACATATATAAAGCAACAGGATTTGGAATATGAGGAACAGAAGCAACTAACTTTATTTTAGAGGAGGTTATGAAAGTGAACTATGAAACAGGATTCCAAATAGGCGTAATGGAAGCTAGGTTGAAGAAGATGAGAAAACAACGTGATGAGTACAAGAAGCAACGTGACGAGCTTATTGGGGATATAGCTAAGTTAAGAGAGCGTAACGAAGAGCTGGAGAACATGTGGCGCACAGTCAAAAATGAATTGCTTGGAAGATACGAACATTGCTGTTTTAAAATTAGAGAACTACACCCTGAGAGCAAAGCGAACAGGATAGGAGCTCTCTATATAGGAGGTAAAAGCACTGCAGATATTATACTGTCGCGAATGGAAGAACTAGACGGAACAAATGAGTTCTACGAATTTTTAGGGCAAATGGAGGATGACACAAATGAATAACCGCGAACAAATCGAACAATCAGTTATCAGTGCTAGCGCGTATAACGGCAATGACACAGAGGGATTGCTAAAAGAGATTGAAGACGTGTATAAGAAAGCGCAAGCGTTTGATGAAATTCGCGAAGCTATTAATGCGCAATGGGTTGAGTATCCAGAAGACTGGGCGTCAGAGGTTTTGAGAGAAGTAAGAGAGCTTGAATATGAGGAGGAACAGGAAAATGAAAATTAATGAATCTTTGAAGAAATTAAAAGAAAAAGGATACAAAGAAAATGAAGATAAAGCTATTTTTAATTTAGCTGATGGTACGCTAGAAATTTACATCGACCATGACGAAAAAACAATAATTACAGAATTCCATGATTTAAAGGTATTCGTGTCAGAAGATTTAAAAGATAAAAGTATGGAGAGCGTTATGTATGAATTGGCTGGAATTGATGAGGAGGACAAGGAAAATGACTAACATCCTACAAGTAAAGCTATTATCAGAAAACGCTAGAATGCCAGAACGAAATCATAAGACGGATGCAGGTTATGACATATTCTCAGCTGAAACTGTCGTACTTGAGCCACAAGAAAAGGCAGTGATCAAAACAGATGTAGCTGTAAGCATACCAGAGGGCTATGTCGGACTATTAACTAGCCGTAGTGGTGTAAGTAGTAAAACGCATTTAGTGATTGAAACAGGCAAGATAGACGCGGGATATCACGGCAATTTAGGGATTAATATCAAGAATGATAATGAAACGTTAGAGAGTGAGGATATGAGTAACTTTGGTCGGAGTCCTGCTGGGATAGATGGAAAGTATGCCCGACTACCTGTAACAGATAAAATTTTATGTATGAATGGTAGTTATGTCATAAACAAAGGCGACAAACTAGCTCAATTGGTTATTGTGCCTATATGGACACCTGAACTAAAGCAAGTGGAGGAATTCGAGAGTGTTTCAGAACGTGGAGCAAAAGGTTTCGGAAGTAGCGGAGTGTAAAGACATATTAGATCGAGTCAAGGAGGTTTTGGGGAAGTGAGAGAACGCACTAAAGTTATATATCGTGGTTGGAATAAGGAGATATTTATTTTACAGGGTAAAAATATGAATGTTATTGGTTTGCGCCAAATATTTGATGAACTCAAAAGATCGTATGAAGGTTATAAAATCGTTGTTATTCCAATAGAAGTTGATTTTGAAATCAAATAAATAGGAGTGATGAGAAGTGACACAATACTTAGTCACAACATTCAAAGATTCAACAGGACAACCACATGAACATTTTACTGCTGTTAGAGATAATCAGACGTTTACAGTTGTTGAGGCGGAGAGTAAAGAAGAAGCGAAAGAGAAGTACGAGGCACAATTTAAAAGAGGTGCAGTTATTAAATTAGGGCAGTTGTTTGAAAATATAAGGGAGTGTGGGAAATGATTAAGCAAATACTAAGATTATTATTCTTACTAGCAATGTACGAGTTAGGTAAGTATGTAACTGAGCAAGTATATATTATGATGACAGCTAATGATGATGTAGAGGCGCGCCGAGTGATTACGTCTTTCGAGCGGAGGTAAGTGAGTGATGTGGATTACTATGACTATTGTATTTGCTATATTGCTATTAGTTTGTATCAGTATTAATAGTGATCGTGCAAGGGAGATACAAGCGCTCAGATATATGAATGATTATCTACTTGATGAAGTAGTTAAAACTAAAGGATACAACGGGTTAAAAGAATACAGGATTGAATTAAAGCGAATGAATAACGATATTAAAAAGTAATTTATATTATCGGAGGTATTGCATTGAATGATAAAGATTGAGAAACACGATATCAAAAAGCTTGAAGAATACATTCAGCACATCGATAACTATCGAAGAGAGTTGAAGATGCGAGAATATGAATTACTTGAAAGTCATGAACCAGATAATGCGGGAGCTGGCAAAAGTAATTTGCCGGGTAATCCGATTGAACGATGTGCAATAAAGAAGTTTAGTGATAACAGGTACAATACATTAAGAAATATAGTTAACGGTGTAGATAGATTGATAGATGAAAGTGATGAGGATACGCTTGAGTTATTAAGGTTTAGATATTGGGATTGTCCTATTGGTTGTTATGAATGGGAAGATATAGCACATTACTTTGGTACAAGTAAGACAAGTATATTACGTAGAAGGAATGCACTGATCGATAAGTTAGCAAAGTATATTGGTTATGTGTAGCGGACTTTTACCCTATGTAAGTCCGCATTAAAACAGTTTATTATGTTAGTATCAGATTAATATTTAAAGTTATTAAATGCTAATACGACGCATGAACAAGAGGCGCATCACTATGTGATGTGTCTTTTTATTTATGAGGTATGAACATGTTCAAACTAATAGTAAATACATTACTACACATCAAGTATAGATGCGTCTTGATACTACTTAAGTTATATAAGGTGAAACATTATGATGACTAAAGACGAACGTATACGATTCTATAAGTCTAAAGAATGGCAAATAACAAGAAAAAGAGTGCTAGAAAGAGATAATTATGAATGTCAACAATGTAAGAGAGACGGCAAGTTAACGACATATGACAAAAGCAAGCGTAAGTCGTTGGATGTAGATCATATATTATCGCTAGAACATCATCCGGAGTTTGCTCATGACTTAAACAATTTAGAAACACTGTGTATTAAATGTCACAACAAAAAAGAAAAGAGATTTATAAAAAAAGAAAATAAATGGAAAGACGAAAAATGGTAAATACCCCCGGGTCAAAAAAATCAAAAGCGATCAAAATACTTGGGGAACGGGGAGGGGCTCGACTTCGCGATAATTTTAAAAATCCATGTATAACCCCCCTCTTATAACCATTTTAAGGCAGGTGATGAAATGGAGATTATAGTTGATGAAAACTTAGTGCTTAAAGAAAAAGAAAGGCTGCAAGTATTATATAAAGACATACCTAGCAATAAATTAAAAGTAGTTGATGGTTTAATTATTCAAGCAGCAAGGCTACGTGTAATGCTTGATTACATGTGGGAAGACATAAAAGAAAAAGGTGACTATGATTTATTTACTCAATCTGAAAAGGCGCCACCATATGAAAGGGAAAGACCAGTAGCCAAACTATTTAATGCTAGAGATGCTGCATATCAAAAAATAATCAAACAATTATCGGATTTATTGCCCGAAGAGAAAGAAGACACAGAAACGCCATCTGATGATTACCTATGATTAGTAATAAATACGTTGATGAATATATAAATTTGTGGAAACAAGGAAAGATAATTTTAAATAAAGAAAGAATTGATCTCTTTAATTATCTACAAAAACATATATATTCACGAGATGATGTATATTTTGATGAACAGAAAATCGAGGATTGTATCAAATTTATTGAAAAATGGTATTTTCCAACATTACCATTTCAAAGGTTTATCATAGCTAATATATTTCTTATAGATAAAAATACAGATGAAGCTTTCTTTACAGAATTTGCTATTTTCATGGGACGTGGAGGCGGGAAAAACGGTCTAATAAGTGCTATTAGTGATTTTCTTTCTACGCCCTTACACGGAGTTAAAGAATATCACATCTCCATTGTTGCTAATAGTGAAGATCAAGCAAAAACATCGTTTGATGAAATCAGAACCGTTTTAATGGATAACAAACGAAATAAGACGGGTAAAACGCCAAAAGCTCCTTATGAAGTTAGTAAAGCAAAAATAATAAACCGTGCAACTAAATCGGTTATTCGATATAACACATCAAACACAAAAACCAAAGACGGTGGACGTGAGGGGTGTGTTATTTTTGATGAAATTCATTATTTCTTTGGTCCTGAAATGGTAAACGTCAAACGTGGTGGATTAGGTAAAAAGAAAAATAGAAGAACGTTTTATATAAGTACTGATGGTTTTGTTAGAGAGGGTTATATCGATGCAATGAAGCACAAAATTGCAAGTGTATTAAGTGGCAAGGTTAAAAATAGTAGATTGTTTGCTTTTTATTGTAAGTTAGACGATCCAAAAGAAGTTGATGACAGACAGACGTGGGAAAAGGCGAACCCAATGTTACATAAACCGTTATCAGAATACGCTAAAACACTGCTAAGTACGATTGAAGAAGAATATAACGATTTACCATTCAACCGTTCAAATAAGCCCGAATTCATGACTAAGCGAATGAATTTGCCTGAAGTTGACCTTGAAAAAGTAATAGCACCATGGAAAGAAATACTAGCGACTAATAGAGAGATACCAAATTTAGATAATCAAATGTGTATTGGTGGTTTAGACTTTGCAAACATTCGAGATTTTGCAAGTGTAGGGCTATTATTCCGAAAAAACGATGATTACATTTGGTTAGGACATTCGTTTGTAAGACAAGGGTTTTTGGATGATGTCAAATTAGAACCTCCTATTAAAGAATGGGAAAAAATGGGATTATTGACCATTGTCGATGATGATGTCATTGAAATTGAATATATAGTTGATTGGTTTTTAAAGGCTAGAGAAAAATATGGGCTTGAAAAAGTCATAGCTGATAATTATAGAACTGATATTGTAAGACGTGCGTTTGAGGATGCTGGCATAAAACTTGAAGTACTTAGAAATCCAAAAGCAATACATGGATTACTTGCACCACGTATCGATACAATGTTTGCGAAACATAACGTAATATATGGAGACAATCCTTTGATGCGTTGGTTTACTAATAATGTTGCAGTAAAGGTTAAACCCGATGGTAATAAAGAATATATTAAAAAAGATGAAAATAGAAGAAAAACCGATGGGTTCATGGCTTTTGTTCACGCATTATATAGAGCAGACGATATAGTAGACAAAGACATGTCTAAAGCGCTTGATGCATTAATGAGTATAGATTTCTAATAGAGGAGGTGAGACATGAGTATTCTAGAAAAGATATTTAAAACTAGGAAAGATATAACATATATGCTTGATTTAGATATGATAGAAGATCTATCACAACAAGCGTATGTGAAACGTTTAGCGATTGATAGTTGTATTGAATTTGTTGCGCGAGCTGTCGCTCAAAGTCATTTTAAAGTATTGGAAGGTAATAGAATTCAAAAGAATGATGTTTACTACAAGTTAAATATAAAACCAAATACTGACTTATCAAGCGATAGTTTTTGGCAACAAGTTATATATAAACTAATTTATGATAACGAGGTTTTAATCGTAGTAAGTGACAGCAAAGAATTACTTATCGCAGATAGCTTTTACAGAGAAGAGTACGCTTTGTATGATGATATATTCAAAGATGTAACGGTTAAAGATTATACTTATCAACGTACTTTCACAATGCAAGAGGTCATATATTTAAAGTACAACAACAATAAAGTGACACACTTTGTAGAAAGTCTATTCGAAGATTACGGGAAAATATTCGGAAGAATGATAGGTGCACAATTAAAAAACTATCAAATAAGAGGGATTTTGAAATCTGCCTCTAGCGCATATGACGAAAAGAATATAGAAAAATTACAAGCGTTCACAAATAAATTATTCAATACTTTTAATAAAAATCAACTAGCAATCGCGCCTTTGATAGAAGGTTTTGATTATGAGGAATTATCTAATGGTGGTAAGAATAGTAACATGCCTTTTTCTGAATTGAGTGAGCTAATGAGAGATGCAATAAAAAATGTTGCGTTGATGATTGGTATACCTCCAGGTTTGATTTACGGAGAAACAGCTGATTTGGAAAAAAACACGCTTGTATTTGAGAAGTTCTGTTTAACACCTTTATTAAAAAAGATTCAGAACGAATTAAACGCGAAACTCATAACACAAAGCATGTATTTGAAAGATACAAGAATAGAAATTGTCGGTGTGAATAAAAAAGACCCACTTCAATATGCTGAAGCAATTGACAAACTTGTAAGTTCTGGTTCATTTACAAGGAATGAGGTGCGGATTATGTTAGGTGAAGAACCATCAGACAATCCTGAATTAGACGAATACCTGATTACTAAAAACTACGAAAAAGCTAACAGTGGTGAAAATGATGAAAAAGAAAAAGATGAAAACACTTTGAAAGGTGGTGATGAAGATGAAAGCGGAGATTAAAGGCGTCATCGTTTCCAACGAAGATAAATGGGTTTACGAAATGCTTGGTATGGATTCGACTTGTCCTAAAGATGTTTTAACACAACTAGAATTTAGTGATGAAGATGTTGATATTATAATTAACTCAAATGGTGGTAACCTAGTAGCTGGTAGTGAAATATATACACATTTAAGAGCTCATAAAGGCAAAGTGAATGTTCGCATCACAGCAATAGCAGCAAGTGCGGCATCGCTTATCGCAATGGCTGGTGACCACATCGAAATGAGTCCGGTTGCTAGAATGATGATTCACAATCCTTCAAGTATTGCGCAAGGAGAAGCGAAAGATCTAAATCATGCTGCAGAAACATTAGAACATGTTGGTCAAATAATGGCTGAGGCATATGCGGTTAGAGCTGGTAAAAACAAACAAGAACTTGTAGAAATGATGGCTAGGGAAACGTGGCTAAATGCTGATGAAGCCATTGAACAAGGTTTTGCGGATAGTAAAATGTTTGAAAACGACAATATGCAAATTGTAGCAAGCAATACACAAGTGTTATCGAAAGATGTATTAAATCGTGTAACAGCTTTGGTAAGTAAAACGCCAGAGGTTAACATTGATATTGACGCAATAGCAAATAAAGTAATTGAAAAAATAAATATGAAAGAAAAGGAATCAGAAATCGATGTTGCAGATAGTAAAGTATCAGCAAATGGATTTTCAAGATTCCTTTTTTAATACAAAAAATAGGAGGTCATAAAATGACTATAAATTTATCGGAAACATTCGCAAATGCGAAAAACGAATTTATTAATGCAGTAAACAACGGTGAACCGCAAGAAAGACAAAATGAATTGTACGGTGACATGATTAACCAACTATTTGAAGAAACTAAATTACAAGCAAAAGCAGAAGCTGAAAGAGTTTCTAGTTTACCTAAATCAGCACAATCTTTGAGTGCAAACCAAAGAAGTTTCTTCATGGATATCAATAAAAACGTTAACTATAAAGAAGAAAAACTTTTGCCAGAAGAAACAATTGATAGAATTTTTGAAGATTTGACGACGAATCATCCGTTATTAGCTGATTTAGGTATTAAAAACGCTGGTTTGCGTTTGAAGTTCTTAAAATCTGAAACTTCTGGCGTAGCCGTTTGGGGTAAAATCTATGGTGAAATTAAAGGTCAATTAGATGCTGCGTTCAGTGAAGAAACAGCAATTCAAAATAAATTGACAGCGTTTGTTGTTTTACCAAAAGATTTAAATGATTTTGGTCCTGCGTGGATTGAAAGATTTGTTCGTGTTCAAATCGAAGAAGCATTTGCAGTGGCGCTTGAAACTGCGTTCTTAAAAGGTACTGGTAAAGACCAACCAATCGGCTTAAACCGTCAAGTACAAAAAGGTGTATCGGTAACTGAGGGTGCTTATCCAGAGAAAGAAGAACAAGGTACGCTTACATTTGCTAATCCGCGCGCTACAGTTAATGAATTGACGCAAGTGTTTAAATACCACTCAACTAACGAGAAAGGTAAATCAGTAGCGGTTAAAGGTAATGTAACAATGGTTGTTAATCCGTCCGATGCTTTTGAGGTTCAAGCACAGTATACACATTTAAATGCAAATGGCGTATATGTTACTGCTTTACCATTTAATTTGAATGTTATCGAGTCTACAGTCCAAGAAGCAGGTAAGGTTTTAACGTACGTTAAAGGTTTATATGATGGTTATTTAGCTGGTGGTATTAATGTTCAGAAATTTAAAGAAACACTTGCGTTAGATGATATGGATTTATACACTGCAAAACAATTTGCTTACGGCAAAGCGAAAGATAATAAAGTTGCTGCTGTTTGGAAATTAGATTTAAAAGGACATAAGCCAGCTTTAGAAGGTACCGAAGAAACACTATAAAATTTTATGAGGTGATAAAATGGTGAAATTTAAAGTTGTTAGAGCTTTTAAAGACATAGAGCACAATCAACACAAGTACAAAGTAGGGGAGTTGTATCCAGCTGAAGGGTATAACAATCCTCGTGTTGAATTGTTGACAAATCAAATCAAAAATAAGTACGACAAAGTTTATATCGTACCTTTAGATAAGCTGACAAAACAAGAATTATTAGAACTATGCGAATCATTACAAAAAAAAGCGTCTAGTTCAATGGTTAAAAGTGAAATCGTCGACTTATTGAATGGTGAAGACAATGACGATTGATGATTTGCTTGTCAAATTTAAATCACTTGAAAAGATTGACCATAATTCAGAGGATGAGTACTTAAAGCAGTTGTTAAAAATGTCGTACGAGCGTATAAAAAATCAGTGCGGAGTTTTTGAATTAGAGAATTTAATAGGTCAAGAATTGATACTTATACGCGCTAGATATGCTTATCAAGATTTATTAGAACACTTCAACGATAATTACAGACCTGAAATAATAGATTTTTCGTTATCTCTAATGGAGGTATCAGAAGATGAAGAAAGTGTTTAAAAAACCTAGAATTACAACTAAACGTTTAAATACTCGTGTTCATTTTTATAAGTATACTGAAAATAATGGTCCAGAAGCTGGAGAAAAAGAAGAAAAATTATTATATAGCTGTTGGGCGAGTATTGATGGTGTCTGGTTACGTGAATTAGAACAAGCTATCTCAAACGGAACCCAAAATGACATTAAATTGTATATTCGTGATCCGCAAGGTGATTATTTACCCAGTGAAGAACATTATCTTGAAATTGAATCAAGATATTTCAAAAATCGTTTGAATATAAAGCAAGTATCACCAGATTTGGATAATAAAGACTTTATTATGATTCGTGGAGGATATAGTTCATGAGTGTGAAAGTGATAGGTGATAAAGCATTAGAAAGAGAATTAGAAAAACGTTTTGGCATAAAAGAGATGGTAAAAGTTCAAGATAAGGCGCTAATAGCTGGTGCTAAGGTAATTGTTGAAGAAGTAAAAAAACAACTAAAGCCCTCAAAAGATACGGGAGCATTAATTAATGAGGTAAGTTTTAGTAAACCTGAATGGATAAACGGAAAACGTACAATTACTGTTTATTGGCGAGGTTCTAAAGACCGTTATAAAATCGTACATTTAATTGAATATGGACACGTTCAAAAAGGAACAGGTAAATTTATCAAACCTAAAGCTATGGGCGGTGTTAATAGAGCAATAAGACAAGGGCAAAATAAGTATTTTGAGACGCTAAAAAGGGAGTTGAAAAAATTGTGATTGATATTTTGTACAAAGTTCATGAAGTGATTAGTCAAGACAGAATTATTAGAGAGCACGTAAATATCAATAATATTAAGTTCAATAAATACCCTAATGTAAAAGATACTGATGTACCTTTTATTGTTATTGACGATATCGACGACCCAATACCTACAACTTATACTGACGGAGATGAGTGTGCATATAGTTATATTGTCCAAATAGATGTTTTTGTTAAGTACAATGATGAATATAATGCGAGAATCATAAGAAATAAGATATCTAATCGCATTCAAAAGTTATTATGGTCTGAACTAAAAATGGGAAATGTTTCAAATGGAAAACCGGAATATATAGAAGAATTTAAAACATATAGAAGCTCTCGCGTTTACGAGGGCATTTTTTATAAGGAGGAAAATTAAATGGCAGTAAAACATGCAAGTGCGCCAAAGGCGTATATTAACATTACTGGTTTAGGTTTCGCTAAATTAACGAAAGAAGGCGCGGAATTAAAATATAGTGATATTACAAAAACAAGAGGATTACAAAAAATTGGTGTTGAAACTGGTGGAGAACTAAAAACAGCTTATGCTGATGGCGGTCCAATTGAATCAGGGAATACAGACGGAGAAGGTAAAATCTCATTACAAATGCATGCGTTCCCTAAAGAGATTCGCAAAATTGTTTTTAATGAAGATTATGATGAAGATGGCGTTTACGAAGAGAAACAAGGTAAACAAAACAATTACGTAGCTGTATGGTTCAGACAAGAGCGTAGAGACGGTACATTTAGAACAGTTTTATTACCTAAAGTTATGTTTACAAATCCTAAAATCGATGGAGAAACGGCTGAGAAAGATTGGGATTTCTCAAGTGAAGAGGTTGAAGGTGAGGCACTTTTCCCTTTAGTTGATAATAAAAAGTCTGTACGTAAATATATCTTTGACTCAGCTAACATGACAAATCATGGTGGCGACGGTGAAAAAGGCGAAGAGGCTTTCTTAAAGAAAATTTTAGGCGAAGAATATACTGGAAACGTGACAGAGGATAACGAAGAAACTTTGTAACGAAACCGGCTTCATCGGAAACTGCGGTAAAGTCGGTTAATATACCAGATAGCATTAAAACACTTAAAGTTGGCGACACATACGATTTAAATGTTGTAGTAGAGCCATCTAATCAAAGTAAGTTATTGAAATACACAACAGATCAAACGAATATTGTATCAATCAATAGAGATGGTCAAGTTACTGCGGAAGCACAAGGCATTGCTACGGTTAAAGCAACAGTTGGTAATATGAGTGACACTATAACAATAAATGTAGAAGCATAAGAGGGGGCAACCCCTCTATTTTATTTGAAAATAAGGAGAGTATTATAAAATGGCAAAATTAAAACGTAACATTATTCAATTAGTAGAAGACCCGAAAGCAAATGAAATTAAATTACAAACGTACTTAACACCACACTTCATTTCATTTGAAATTGTATACGAAGCAATGGATTTAATCGATGATATTGAGGACGAAAATAGCACGATGAAACCAAGAGAAATCGCTGACAGATTGATGGATATGGTTGTAAAAATTTACGATAACCAATTCACAGTTAAAGACTTAAAAGAACGTATGCATGCACCTGATGGAATGAATGCACTTCGTGAACAAGTAATTTTCATTACTCAAGGTCAGCAAACTGAGGAAACTAGAAATTTTATCCAGAACATGAAATAAAGCCTGAAGATTTAACATATAAAGCAATGTTGAAAAATATGGATACTCTCATGATGGACTTAATTGAAAATGGTAAAGACGCTAACGAAGTTTTAAAAATGCCATTTCATTATGTACTTTCCATATATCAAAATAAAAACAATGACATTTCTGAAGAAAAAGCAGAGGCTTTAATTGATGCATTTTAACCTTAACCGTTTGGTTAGGGTTATTTTTTTGAACTTTTTTAGAAAGGAGGTAAAAAATGGGAGAAAGAATAAAAGGTTTATCTATAGGTTTGGATTTGGATGCAGCAAATTTAAATAGATCATTTGCAGAAATCAAACGAAACTTTAAAACTTTAAATTCTGACTTAAAGTTAACCGGCAACAACTTCAAATATACCGAAAAATCAACTGATAGTTACCAACAAAGGATTAAAGAACTTGACGGAACTATCATAGGTTATAAGAAAAATGTTGATGATTTAGCCAAGCAATATGACAAGGTATCTCAAGAACAGGGTGAAAACAGTGCAGAAGCTCAAAAATTACGGCAAGAATATAACAAACAAGCAAATGAGCTGAATTATTTAGAAAGAGAATTGCAAAAAACATCGGCTGAGTTTGAAGAGTTCAAAAAAGCCCAAGTTGAAGCTCAAAGAATGGCAGAAAGTGGCTGGGGGAAAACCAGTAAAATTTTTGAAAGTATGGGACCTAAATTAACAAAAATGGGTGATGGTTTAAAATCTATTGGTAAAGGTATGATGATTGGTGTTACCGCACCTGTTTTAGGTATTGCAGCAGCATCAGGAAAAGCTTTTGCAGAAGTTGATAAAGGTTTAGATACAGTTACCCAAGCAACAGGAGCAACCGGCGGAGAGCTTAAGAAGTTGCAGAATTCATTTAAAGATGTTTATGGCAACTTTCCAGCAGATGCTGAGACTGTAGGCGGTGTTTTAGGGGAAGTTAACACAAGGTTAGGTTTCACTGGCAAAGAACTTGAGAGTGCCACAGAGTCATTCTTGAAATTTAGTCACATAACAGGTTCTGAAGGCGTACAAGCCGTTCAATTAATTACGCGTGCAATGGGTGATGCAGGTATTGAAGCTGATGAGTATCAAAGTGTACTTGATATGGTAGCGAAAGCAGCACAGGCTAGCGGTATAAGTGTTGATACATTAGCTGATAGCATTACTAAATACGGTGCTCCAATGAGGGCTATGGGCTTTGAGATGAAAGAATCAATCGCTTTATTCTCTCAATGGGAGAAATCAGGTGTTAATACTGAAATAGCCTTCAGTGGTTTGAAAAAAGCTATATCCAATTGGGGTAAAGCTGGTAAAAATCCAAGAGAAGAATTTAAGAAGACATTAGCAGAAATTGAAAAGACGCCGGATATAGCTAGCGCAACAAGTTTAGCGATTGAAGCATTTGGTGCAAAAGCAGGTCCTGATTTAGCAGATGCTATTAAAGGTGGTCGTTTTAGTTATCAAGAATTTTTAAAAACTATCGAAGATTCCCAAGGCACAGTAAATCAAACGTTTAAAGATTCTGAAAGTGGCTCCGAAAGATTTAAAGTAGCAATGAATAAATTAAAATTAGTAGGTGCTGATGTATGGACTTCTATTGAAAGTGCGTTTGCACCAGTAATGGAAGAATTAATCAAAAAGCTATCTATAGCGGTTGATTGGTTTTCCAATTTAAGTGATGGTTCTAAAAGATCAATTGTTATTTTCGGTGGTATTGCTGCTGCAATTGGTCCTGTAGTTTTTGGATTAGGCGCATTTATAAGTACAATTGGCAATGCAGTAACTGTATTAGCCCCACTATTAGCTGGTATTGCAAAGGCTGATGGATTAATTAGTTTTTTATCGACTAAAGTACCTATATTAGGAACTGTCTTCACGGCTTTAACTGGTCCAATTGGCATTGTATTAGGTGTTTTGGCTGGCTTAGCAGTCGCATTTACAATTGCTTATAAGAAATCTGAAACTTTCAGAAATTTTGTTAATGGTGCAATTGAAAGTGTTAAACAAACATTTAGTAATTTTATTCAATTTATTCAACCTTTCATTGATTCTGTTAAAAACATCTTTAAACAAGCGATATCAGCAATAGTTGATTTTGCTAAAGATATTTGGAGTCAAATTAATGGATTCTTTAATGAAAACGGAATTTCTATTGTTCAAGCGCTTCAAAATATATGCAATTTTATCAAAGCTATATTTGAATTTATTATAAATTTTGTAATTAAACCAATCATGTTCGCGATTTGGCAAGTGATGCAATTTATTTGGCCGGCGGTTAAAGCTTTAATTGTCAGTACTTGGGAGAATATAAAAGGTGTGATACAAGGAGCTTTAAATATCATACTAGGTTTAATTAAGTTCTTCTCAAGTTTATTTACTGGAGATTGGCGAGGAGTTTGGGATGCGATTGTTATGATTCTTAAAGGAGTCGTTCAATTAATATGGAATTTAATTCAATTATGGTTTGTAGGCAAAATACTTGGCGTTGTTAGGTACTTTGGCGGATTGCTAAAAGGATTAATAGCAGGTATTTGGGACGTAATAAAAAGTATATTCAGTAAATCTTTATCAGCAATTTGGAATGCGACAAAAAGTATTTTTGGATTCTTATTTAATAGTGTCAAATCAATTTTCACGAATATGAAAAATTGGTTATCTAATACTTGGAGTAGTATCCGTACGAATACGATAGGAAAAGCGCAGTCATTATTTAGTGGCGTCAAATCAAAATTTACTAATTTATGGAATGCGACGAAAGAAATTTTTAGTAATTTAAGAAATTGGATGTCAAATATTTGGAATTCCATTAAAGATAATACGGTAGGAATTGCTAGCCGTTTATGGAGTAAGGTACGTGGAATTTTTACAAATATGCGTGACGGCTTACAAAGTATTATCAGCAAAATTAAAAGTCATATCGGCGGTATGGTAGATGCTATTAAAAAAGGACTTAATAAATTAATCGACGGTTTAAACTGGGTCGGTGGTAAGTTGGGCATGGATAAAATACCTAAGTTACATACTGGTACAGAGCACACACATACTACTACAAGATTAGTTAAGAACGGTAAGATTGCACGTGACACATTCGCTACAGTTGGAGATAAGGGACGCGGAAATGGTCCAAATGGTTTTAGAAACGAAATGATTGAATTCCCTAATGGTAAACGTGTAATCACACCAAATACAGATACTACTGCTTATTTACCTAAAGGCTCAAAAGTATATAACGGTGCACAAACTTATTCAATGTTAAACGGAACTCTTCCAAGATTTAGTTTAGGTACTATGTGGAAAGATATTAAGTCCGGTGCATCATCAGCATTTAACTGGACAAAAGATCAAATAGGTAAAGGTACCAAATGGCTTGGCGATAAAGTTGGCGATGTTTTAGATTTTATTGAACATCCAGGAAAACTTTTAAATTATATACTTGAAGCTTTTGGAATTGATTTCAATTCTTTAACTAAAGGAATGGGAATTGCAGGCGACATAACAAAAGCTGCATGGTCTAAGATTAAGAAAAGTGCTACTGATTGGATAAAAGAAAATTTAGAAGCTATGGGCGGTGGCGATTTAGTCGGCGGAATATTAGACCCTGACAAAATTAATTATCATTATGGACGTACCGCAGCTTATACCGCTGCAACTGGAAGACCATTTCATGAAGGTGTCGATTTTCCATTTGTATATCAAGAAGTTAGAACGCCTATGGGTGGTAGACTTACAAGAATGCCGTTTATGTCTGGTGGTTATGGTAACTATGTAAAAATTACTAGTGGCGTTATCGATATGCTATTTGCGCATTTGAAAAACTTTAGCAAATCACCACCTAGTGGCACGATGGTAAAGCCCGGCGATGTTGTTGGTTTAACTGGTAATACCGGATTTAGTACAGGACCACACTTACATTTTGAAATGAGGAGAAACGGACGCCATTTTGACCCTGAACCATATTTAAGAAATGCAAAGAAAAAAGGTAGGTTATCAATTGGTGGCGGTGATGCTACTTCTGGAAGTGGTGCAACTTATGCCAGCCGAGTAATCCGACAAGCGCAAAGTATTTTAGGAGGACGTTATAAAGGTAAGTGGATTCATGACCAGATGATGCGAGTTGCAAAGCGTGAAAGCAACTATCAATCAAATGCAGTGAATAATTGGGATATTAATGCTCAAAGAGGAGACCCGTCTAGAGGATTATTCCAAATTATCGGCTCAACTTTTAGAGCTAACGCTAAACGAGGGTACACTAATTATAATAATCCAGTACATCAAGGTATCTCAGCAATGCAGTACATTGTTAGACGATATGGTTGGGGTGGTTTTAAACGTGCTGGTGATTACGCATATGCTACAGGTGGAAAAGTTTTTGATGGTTGGTATAACTTAGGTGAAGACGGTCATCCAGAATGGATTATTCCAACAGATCCAGCTCGTAGAAATGATGCAATGAAGATTTTGCATTATGCAGCAGCAGAAGTAAGAGGGAAAAAAGCGAGTAAAAATAAGCGTCCTAGCCAATTATCAGACTTAAACGGGTTTGATGATCCTAGCTTATTATTGAAAATGATTGAACAACAGCAACAACAAATAGCTTTATTACTGAAAATAGCACAATCTAACGATGTGATTGCAGATAAAGATTATCAGCCGATTATTGACGAATACGCTTTTGATAAAAAGGTGAACGCGTCTATAGAAAAGCGAGAAAGGCAAGAATCAACAAAAGTAAAGTTTAGAAAAGGAGGAATTGCTATTCAATGATAGACACTATTAAAGTGAACAACAAAACAATTCCTTGGTTGTATGTCGAAAGAGGGTTTGAAATACCCTCTTTTAATTATGTTTTAAAAACAGAAAATGTAGATGGACGTTCGGGGTCTATATATAAAGGGCGTAGGCTTGAATCTTATAGTTTTGATATACCTTTGGTGGTACGTAATGACTATTTATCTCACAACGGCATTAAAACACATGATGACGTCTTGAATGAATTAGTAAAGTTTTTTAACTACGAGGAACAAGTTAAATTACAATTCAAATCTAAAGATTGGTACTGGAACGCTTATTTCGAAGGACCAATAAAGCTGCACAAAGAATTTACAATACCTGTTAAGTTCACTATCAAAGTAGTACTAACAGACCCTTACAAATATTCAGTAACAGGAAATAAAAATACTGCGATTTCAGACCAAGTTTCAGTTGTAAATAGTGGGACTGCTGACACTCCTTTAATTGTTGAAGCCCGAGCAATTAAACCATCTAGTTACTTTATGATTACTAAAAATGATGAAGATTATTTTATGGTTGGTGATGATGAGGTAACCAAAGAAGTTAAGGATTACATGCCTCCTGTTTATCATAGTGAGTTTCGTGATTTCAAAGGTTGGACTAAGATGATTACTGAAGATATTCCAAGTAATGACTTAGGTGGTAAGGTCGGCGGTGACTTTGTGATATCCAATCTTGGCGAAGGATATAAAGCAACTAATTTTCCTGATGCAAAAGGTTGGGTTGGTGCTGGCACGAAACGAGGGCTCCCTAAAGCGATGACAGATTTTCAAATTACCTATAAATGTATTGTTGAACAAAAAGGTAAAGGTGCCGGAAGAACAGCACAACATATTTATGATAGTGATGGTAAGTTACTTGCTTCTATTGGTTATGAAAATAAATATCATGATAGAAAAATAGGACATATTGTTGTTACGTTGTATAACCAAAAAGGAGACCCCAAAAAGATATACGACTATCAGAATAAACCGATAATGTATAACTTGGACAGAATCGTCGTTTATATGCGGCTCAGAAGAGTAGGTAATAAATTTTCTATTAAAACTTGGAAATTTGATCACATTAAAGACCCAGATAGACGTAAACCTATTGATATGGATGAGAAAGAGTGGATAGATGGCGGTAAGTTTTATCAGCGTCCAGCTTCTATCATAGCTATCTATAGTGCGAAGTATAATGGTTATAAGTGGATGGAGATGAATGGATTAGGTTCATTCAATACGGAGATTCTACCAAAACCGAAAGGCGCAAGGGATGTCATTATACAAAAAGGTGATTTAGTAAAAATAGATATGCAAGCAAAAAGTGTTGTCATCAATGAGGAACCAATGTTGAGCGAGAAATCGTTTGGAAGTAATTATTTCAATGTTGATTCTGGGTACAGTGAATTAATCATACAACCTGAAAACGTCTTTGATACGACGGTTAAATGGCAAGATAGATATTTATAGAAAGGAGATGAGAGTGTGATACATGTTTTAGATTTTAACGACAAGATTATAGATTTCCTTTCTACTGATGACCCTTCCTTAGTTAGAGCGATTCATAAACGTAATGTTAATGACAATTCAGAAATGCTTGAACTGCTCATATCATCAGAAAGAGCTGAAAAGTTCCGTGAACGACATCGTGTTATTATAAGGGATTCAAACAAACAATGGCGTGAATTTATTATTAACTGGGTTCAAGATACGATGGACGGCTACACAGAGATAGAATGTATAGCGTCTTATCTTGCTGATATAACAACAGCTAAACCGTATGCACCAGGCAAATTTGAGAAAAAGACAACTTCAGAAGCATTGAAAGATGTGTTGAGCGATACAGGTTGGGAAGTTTCTGAACAAACCGAATACGATGGCTTACGTACTACATCATGGACTTCTTATCAAACTAGATATGAAGTTTTAAAGCAATTATGTACAACCTATAAAATGGCATTGGATTTTTATATAGAGCTTAGTTCTAATACCGTCAAAGGTAGATATGTGGTACTCAAAAAGAAAAACAGCTTATTCAAAGGTAAAGAAATTGAGTATGGTAAAGATTTGGTTGGGTTAACTAGGAAGATTGATATGTCAGAAATCAAAACAGCATTAATTGCTGTGGGACCCGAAAATGACAAAGGAAAGCGTTTAGAGTTAGTTGTGACTGATGACGAAGCACAAAGTCAATTCAACTTACCTACCCGTTATATTTGGGGAATATACGAACCTCAATCAGATGATCAAAATATGAATGAAACACGGTTGCGTTCTTTAGCCAAAACAGAGTTAAATAAACGTAAGTCGGCAGTTATGTCATATGAGATTACTTCTACTGATTTGGAAGTTACGTATCCGCACGAGATTATATCAATTGGTGATACAGTCAGAGTAAAACATAGAGATTTTAACCCGCCATTGTATGTAGAGGCAGAAGTTATTGCCGAAGAATATAACATAATTTCAGAAAATAGCACATATACATTCGGTCAACCTAAAGAGTTCAAAGAATCAGAATTACGAGAAGAGTTTAACAAACGATTGAATATAATACATCAAAAGTTAAACGATAATATTAGCAATATCAACACTATAGTTAAAGATGTTGTAGATGGTGAATTAGAATACTTTGAACGCAAAATACACAAAAGTGATACACCGCCAGAAAATCCAGTCAATGATATGCTTTGGTATGATACAAGTAACCCTGATGTTGCTGTCTTGCGTAGATATTGGAATGGTCGATGGATTGAAGCAACACCAAATGATGTTGAAAAATTAGGTGGTATAACAAGAGAGAAAGCGCTATTCAGTGAATTAAACAATATTTTTATTAATTTATCTATACAACACGCTAGTCTTTTGTCAGAAGCTACAGAATTACTGAATAGCGAGTACTTAGTAGATAATGATTTGAAAGCGGACTTACAAGCAAGTTTAGACGCTGTGATTGATGTTTATAATCAAATTAAAAATAATTTAGAATCTATGACACCCGAAACTGCAACGATTGGTCGGTTGGTAGATACACAAGCTTTATTTCTTGAGTATAGAAAGAAATTACAAGATGTTTATACAGATGTAGAAGATGTCAAAATCGCCATTTCAGATAGATTTAAATTATTACAGTCACAATACACTGATGAAAAATATAAAGAAGCGTTGGAAATAATAGCAACAAAATTTGGTTTAACGGTGAATGAAGATTTGCAGTTAGTCGGAGAACCTAATGTTGTTAAATCAGCTATTGAAGCAGCTAGAGAATCCACAAAAGAACAATTACGTGACTATGTAAAAACATCGGACTATAAAACAGACAAAGACGGTATTGTTGAACGTTTAGATACTGCTGAAGCTGAGAGAACGACTTTAAAAGGTGAAATCAAAGATAAAGTTACGTTAAACGAATATCGAAACGGATTGGAAGAACAAAAACAATATACTGATGACCAGTTAAGTGATTTGTCCAATAATCCTGAGATTAAAGCAAGTATTGAACAAGCAAATCAAGAAGCGCAAGAAGCTTTAAAATCATACATTGATGCTCAAGATGATCTTAAAGAGAAGGAATCGCAAGCGTATGCTGATGGTAAAATTTCGGAAGAAGAGCAACGCGCTATACAAGATGCTCAAGCTAAACTTGAAGAGGCAAAACAAAACGCAGAACTAAAGGCTAGAAACGCTGAAAAGAAAGCTAATGCTTATACAGACAACAAGGTCAAAGAAAGCACAGATGCACAGAGGAAAACATTGACTCGCTATGGTTCTCAAATTATACAAAATGGTAAGGAAATCAAATTAAGAACTACTAAAGAAGAGTTTAATGCAACCAATCGTACACTTTCAAATATATTAAACGAGATTGTTCAAAATGTTACAGATGGAACAACAATCAGATATGATGATAACGGAGTGGCTCAAGCTTTGAATGTGGGGCCACGTGGTATTAGATTAAATGCTGATAAAATTGATATTAACGGTAATAGAGAAATAAACCTTCTTATCCAAAATATGCGAGATAAAGTAGATAAAACCGATATTGTCAACAGCCTTAATTTATCAAGAGAGGGTCTTGATATCAATGTTAATAGAATTGGAATTAAAGGCGGTGACAATAACAGATATGTTCAAATACAGAATGATTCTATTGAACTAGGTGGTATTGTGCAACGTACTTGGAGAGGGAAACGTTCAACAGACGATATTTTTACGCGACTGAAAGACGGTCACCTAAGATTTAGAAATAATACCGCAGGCGGTTCACTTTATATGTCACATTTTGGTATTTCAACATATATTGATGGAGAAGGCGAAGACGGAGGTTCATCCGGTACTATTCAATGGTGGGATAAAACTTACAGTGATAGCGGTATGAATGGCATAACAATCAATTCTTATGGCGGTGTAGTCGCTTTAACATCTGACTACAATCGAATTATTATCGATTCATATGCTTCAGCTAATATTGAAAGTAGAGAAGCGCCGATATATTTATCTCCGAACACCAAAAATAAACCTGGTTTAAACCGATTCGCATTCACATTATCAAACGCTGATAGTGCATACGAAACTGACGGTTATATCATGTTTGGTTCAGATGAAAACTATAAGTACGGTGCTGGATTAAGATTTTCTAAACGTAGCAATAAAGGATTGGTTCAAGTCGTTAATGGTGACTATGCTACAGGCGGAGACACTACAATTGAATCAGGTATGGGCAAATTCAACTTAGTTAAACGAAGAGATGGAAATAGTTACGTTAGCATTCAAAGTTATGATTTATTGGCGGTAGGTTCTGATAATGCTGGCGATAGAGTCGCTTCTAATTCTATTTATAAGCGTACTTATTCAGCACCTGCTAACTTACACATTACTTCTGCTGGAACAATTGGGCGTGCTACTTCTGCCAAAAAGTATAAAATTTCAATCGAAAACCAATACATCAATGAAGACGATCAGTTCAGTCATTCAAAAGAGATTTTAAAGCTTCCAATTCGTACATGGTTTGACAAATATGAATCGGAAATAATGGCTAAAGAATTGGAAAGTGGTAAAAAGTTATCTGATGATACTTTTAAACTTAGTCGACATACTGGCTTAATAGCGGAAGAGGTTGAAGAATTAGGATTTAATGAATTTGTTATTTATGATGACAACGGAGAAATCGAAGGTATCGCATACGATAGACTTTGGGTTCATTTAATACCTATTATTAAAAACCAGCAATCAAAAATCGAAAAACTGGAGGAATTAATAAATGAATGATAGCAATCAAGGTTTACAAGCCAATCCACAATATACAATTCACTATTTATCGCAAGAAATCACAAGACTAACACAAGAAAATGCAATGTTAAAAGCATATATACAAGAACAAAATGAAAAAAGCAAAAGTGCTGAGGAAGAGTAATCCTTGGCACTATTTTTATACAAAAATTTAAGGAGGTCATTTAATATGGCAAATGAAATTATCAAAAAAACAGAGAGATTTATTTTAGTACAAATTGACAAAGAGGGAACAGAGCGCGTTTTGTATCAAGATTTTGTAGGCAGTTTTACAACGTCCGATTCAGCAAGTTATGCACAAGATTTTAAATCTGAGGAAAACGCTAAAAAGATTGCTGAAACTTTAAATCTTTTATATCAATTAACAGGCAATCAAAACGGTGTGAAAGTTGTGAAAGAAGTTGTGGATAGAACTGACTTGTCATCTGATAAATCAGTTGATAGCGAAACAATGTAACTATACTAAGTTATGAGCATTACGCTCATAGCTTTCTTAGAAAGTAGGTGTAGTTTTGGATGATATTCAGAAAATAAAAAAAGAGCTTTCTGAATTAGTTGAACGTGTTGATGATGTTGAAATACTAGCAAACGAAACAGCTGATCATGTGCTTGAACTTAGAGAGGAACATAAGCAACATCATAATGAACTAAGAGAATCTCATAAAGAACTTAAAGATAAGCAAGATAAAGTTGTAGATGAGAATTTAGAGCAAACAAAGATATTAAACAGAATTGAAGAAAGATATCAAACGCAAGTAGATGTTGCGCAAAAAAATGAAGAAAAGACACTCGCCCAAAATAAATGGCTCGTAGGTGCCATATGGGCGCTTGTAACAATTGTTATGATTGCAGTCATTACTGCATCAATTACTGCGTTATTACCTTAAGGGAGGTGGACATAATGAGTTGGGCAAGATGGTTATCATGTTATTTGTATGGTCGTAAATGTAAATAATGTTTTTGGTCAGTGCATCGGCACTGGCTTTTTATTTTGATTGAAAAGAGGTACGTACATGGTATTACACAGCTCAAAAGACAGGAAGCATACTGCAAGTGAAGTTGGGAAGTGTTGTTAATACCAAGTAAGTAAGATATCTGAAATGTATAATAGAGTAAAAATGAAATCTTTTTATTATAGACAAATATAAAAAGTGTATAGTAATATATGTATGTATAATTAAATGATAATCATTTCATAATTATTGTATATAACTAAATAACTACTTAACAAAAATAATTATGCTTTAGAGGTGAGCAAAATGAAAAAAACAGCATTTACATTACTTTTATTCATTGCCCTAACGTTGACAACAAGTCCACTTGTAAATGGTAGCGAGAAAAGCGAAGAAATAAATGAAAAAGATTTGCGAAAAAAGTCTGAATTGCAGGGAACAGCTTTAGGCAATCTTAAACAAATCTATTATTACAATGAAAAAGCTAAAACTGAAAATAAAGAGAGTCACGATCAATTTTTACAGCATACTATATTGTTTAAAGGCTTTTTTACAGATCATTCGTGGTATAACGATTTATTAGTAGATTTTGATTCAAAGGATATTGTTGATAAATATAAAGGGAAAAAAGTAGACTTGTATGGTGCTTATTATGGTTATCAATGTGCGGGTGGTACACCAAACAAAACAGCTTGTATGTATGGTGGTGTAACGTTACATGATAATAATCGATTGACCGAAGAGAAAAAAGTGCCGATCAATTTATGGCTAGACGGTAAACAAAATACAGTACCTTTGGAAACGGTTAAAACGAATAAGAAAAATGTAACTGTTCAGGAGTTGGATCTTCAAGCAAGACGTTATTTACAGGAAAAATATAATTTATATAACTCTGATGTTTTTGATGGGAAGGTTCAGAGGGGATTAATCGTGTTTCATACTTCTACAGAACCTTCGGTTAATTACGATTTATTTGGTGCTCAAGGACAGTATTCAAATACACTATTAAGAATATATAGAGATAATAAAACGATTAACTCTGAAAACATGCATATTGATATATATTTATATACAAGTTAAACATGGTAGTTTTGACCACGTAATGTTCAGATTATTATGAACCGAGAATAATCTAAAAGTTTACAAGCAGTAAAAAAAGTATATGTGCTATAATATGCTTTGAGCAAGTTGGATAGATGGTGGCTATCTGAGTATAAGGAGGTGGTGCCTATGGTGGCATTACTGAAATCTTTAGAAAGGAGACGCCTAATGATTACAATTAGTACCATGTTGCAGTTTGGTTTATTCCTTATTGCATTGATAGGTCTAGTAATCAAGCTTATTGAATTAAGCAATAAAAAATAACCATCGCTAACTTTGGCTGGTTTCGATGGTTAAATGGTTATTAATTTAATCTTTAATCTAAAATAGCCACCGTCTTTTTAACGGGCTCACTAGGGTAACATGTTTGCGCATGTTGCCCTTTTTCTATATATAAATTAACACACCATAATATAAATATCAAATAGACGGCTTATTGGTCGTCTTTTTATTTTGGATAAAAGGAGATAAGAATATGATTAATTGGAAAATTAGAATGAAACAAAAATCATTTTGGGTAGCGATATTGTCAGCTATCTTTTTATTTGCTCAAAACATCGCCAAAGCTATTGGGTATGATATTCAAGTTTATACAGAGCAATTAACAGACGGTTTAAACGCTATATTAGGATTTTTAGTATTAACTGGTGTGATTCAAGACCCGACTACTAAAGGTATAGGTGATAGCCACCAAGCTTTAGAATATGAAGAACCAAGAAGAAAATACTAGGAGGTAAAATAATGAAAACATACAGTGAAGCAAGAGCAAGGTTACGTTGGTATCAAGGTAGATATATTGATTTTGACGGTTGGTATGGTTACCAATGTGCAGATTTAGCAGTTGATTACATTTATTGGTTGTTAGAAATTAGAATGTGGGGAAATGCAAAAGATGCAATCAATAACGATTTTAAAAACATGGCAACAGTATATGAAAACACACCATCGTTTGTTCCACAAATAGGTGATGTGGCTGTATTTACCAAAGGAATATATAAACAATACGGTCATATTGGTTTAGTGTTTAATGGTGGTAATACAAATCAATTTTTAATTTTGGAACAGAACTATGACGGTAACGCAAATACGCCTGCAAAGTTACGTTGGGATAATTATTACGGCTGTACTCACTTTATTAGACCTAAGTATAAAAGTGAGGGCTTAATGAATAAGATCACAAATAAAGTTAAACCACCTGCTCAAAAAGCAGTCGGTAAATCTGCAAGTAAAATAACAGTTGGAAGTAAAGCGCCTTATAACCTTAAATGGTCAAAAGGTGCTTATTTTAATGCGAAAATCGACGGCTTAGGTGCTACTTCAGCCACTAGATACGGTGATAATCGTACTAACTATAGATTCGATGTTGGACAGGCTGTATACGCGCCTGGAACATTAATATATGTGTTTGAAATTATAGATGGTTGGTGTCGCATTTATTGGAACAATCATAATGAGTGGATATGTTATGAGTGATTGATTGTGAAAGAAGTGTTTTAATTCTTAGGTTAAAATGTTAAATATTTGTTAATTATTTTTTAATGTAAGTTTAGTTTCTTTTAATATTTTATTGATTTTTAATATTTTCTCAATATAAAATGAAGTTGTTGATATTTATCATCTTAAATAAGGGTGTTAGCTATAAAAAGAGATAAATAAAAACAAATATATTATATTTGGAGGAAGCGCCATGCTCAAAAGAAGTTTATTATTTTTAACTGTTTTATTGTTATTATTCTCATTTTCTTCAATTACTAATGAGGTAAGTGCATCAAGTTCATTCGACAAAGGAAAATATAAAAAAGGCGATGACGCGAGTTATTTTGAACCAACAGGCCCGTATTTGATGGTAAATGTGACTGGAGTTGATGGTAAAGGAAATGAATTGCTATCCCCTCATTATGTCGAGTTTCCTATTAAACCTGGGACTACACTTACAAAAGAAAAAATTGAATACTATGTCGAATGGGCATTAGATGCGACAGCATATAAAGAGTTTAGAGTAGTTGAATTAGATCCAAGCGCAAAGATCGAAGTCACTTATTATGATAAGAATAAGAAAAAAGAAGAAACGAAGTCTTTCCCTATAACAGAAAAAGGTTTTGTTGTCCCAGATTTATCAGAGCATATTAAAAACCCTGGATTCAACTTAATTACAAAGGTTGTTATAGAAAAGAAATAAAACAAAATAGTTGTTTATTATAGAAAGCAATGTCTTGATTGAATATGTGTAGTGAAAATTATCTTTCATCAAATTCTCATTCATGCACGAATGGTTCTTCCCCACCTAATCAGATATTAGGTGACTTATGGGGAGAAATCAGTTAGGATGAAAAAGTGGATAATCCTTTTTTAGGCAGGTACTTCGGTACTTGCCTATTTTTTTATGTTATAATCTTTCTAGACGTATTCAAAGGACGTCTTTTTAGATTGTATGTTATAGCTAGCTTTCGGGCTAGTTTTTTGCTATGATGTGTTACACATGCATCAACTATTTACATCTATCCTTGTTCACCCAAGCATGTCACTGGGTGTTTTTTTCTTATGATAGAGAGCATAGTTTTCATACTACTCCCCCGTAGTATATATGACTTTAGCATTCCCGTATAATAGTTTACGGGGTGCTTTTTATGTTATAATTAAGTGTATATAGTAGGAGTGAACTATATAGCCTGTTAAGTGGCCTAGTAACCTAACACTTATCCTGCAATTGATATCCTTTTTGCCCTTCACTCGATACATATATCTCAACAACATAGAAATATTACAGTCGCTACACCGCATCTTAAATGGTGTGGTTATTTTTATTGGAAGTGTGTATCAGGTATCAGTAATGTTAAAACACCAGCTAAAAATGAAAAGAATTCACCAGTGCCAGCAGGTTATACACTCGATAAAAACAATGTACCGTATAAAAAAGAGACTGGTTATTACACAGTTGCCAATGTTAAAGGTAATAACGTGAGGGATGGCTATTCAACTAATTCAAGAATTACAGGTGTATTACCCAATAACGCAACGATCAAATATGACGGCGCATATTGCATTAATGGCTATAGATGGATTACTTATATTGCTAATAATGGACAACGTTGTTATATAGCGACAGGAGAGGTAGACAAGGCAGGTAATAGAATAAGTAGTTTTGGTAATTTTAGCGCACTTTGAAAAAAAGTGTGTAAAGTTTCATATGAAGTTAATTAATTTATTATAGAATAGTTTGAAATTATGCTATAATCATTTTAGACACAGCAATGTGTTCAAATTTTCATCTATTCATAAGCTAGCCTTCGGGCTAGTTTTTTTGTGCTATATATTTGTTTTAATTAAATAAAATTAGATAATGCAATAGTAGCCATTTTATGTTAATATTACCTTGGGCGTTTTCAAGGAGCGCCTTTCATTTTTTATGTATTGCTCCCCTTCGGGCTAGTATATTAAATTTATTTTTGCGCTTTCCAAATCAATGTATATGTGTTATATTGTTTATGGGAAGTAGGTAAGCATTTCGGTGCTTACCTTTTTTTGTTTTTCTATAAATACAATAAGGTATGTCAATTTGATAATTTATTAATTTTCATTTAATAAGAAGATCTATATAGTTAATGAATAATTAATGTACTTTTTTTTAGTTAGTCATTAAAATAAATTAGTACTAATTACTAAGGAGAATAAAAAATGAAAATTAGAAAATCTATACTTGCGGGAACTTTAGCAATCGTTTTAGCATCACCACTAGTAACTAATCTAGATAAAAATGAGGCACAAGCTAGCACAAGCTTGCCAACATCGAATGAATATCAAAACGAAAAGTTAGCTAATGAATTAAAATCGTTATTAGATGAACTAAATGTTAATGAATTAGCTACTGGAAGTTTAAACACTTATTATAAGCGAACTATAAAAATTTCAGGTCAAAAAGCAATGTATGCTCTTAAGTCAAAAGACTTTAAGAAAATGTCAGAAGCAAAATATCAACTTCAAAAGATTTATAATGAAATTGACGAAGCACTAAAAAGTAAATATTAAAAAACCACCCGTAAAAGGGTGGTTTTAATTTTCTAGATAATATAAAAGTGTTCATAAATAAAACAGTATAGGTAAACAATAAAGTATTGAAAAAAGTAAGTTTAATATGAAAATTGTTAAATGAACGACATCTTTTGTTTTTATAAATATCAAGAAAATAATCAAACTCAAAATAAATAACGTAACTGTAGTCATAGGCGTCCATACATAATCAGCATTAGTCATTAAGAATGGTGCGGCCATTATGAAAAAATTTATAATGCAGATGAAATAGACAATTAGACTATAAATTAGGTAAATAACAATACACACCCTTCATAAATAAATAATTTAAATCCTATATATTTTAACAAAAGTAAAACACAGAAGTGTAGAAAATAAAAAATATTGGTAAATAAAATCAATAAGTTTAACCAATATGTTGCTCGCTTCATACCGTATATTGCAACAAAAATTCCGATCAAGAAAAATATAGCCCCTATGATAAAACAGAAATCCGATGCTGAATTATTAAAAAATGAGGTGTTTAGAGTTAGAAAATGAGTTAATGAGTTGACTATAACTAATAAGATATTAATTATATTTGTATGGTTCTTCACATGATACTTCCAAGTAAAAAAATCTAATTAATAAAGTGAATGCTTGATGAACAAGCAGTTATTCCAAACAGAATCAATAAGAAAAGTAGAATCAACATGCTAATGCCCCATAAACAACCCTTTTCACTTTCACTATTATTAATTTCTTGACTTCTTTTAAAGATATTATTACTTTTACATTCTTTAGTTGTTTTAAATTTCACGTTTTTATTACTTCCTTTTGTTTAAAAGTTTACAATGAATTTTTGATTATAATAATATATTCAAAATAGTACTATCTAGTTTGATATGTCAAGCAATATTATTATAAAATTGGAATTCTGAGTTGTCTACTCTAATTTATTATATTTACCTATAAAAATACACCTCAAAAAATAGATTTTTCAGTCTAGCTTTTGGGGTGTACATTCCACACAAACATGTGATTATTTTGATGTTTCTATTAAACTTGTAATTTTAAATTTAAAGTCCCTAAAAAGTCCCTAAAATTTTATTTTATATGAGGTATTATTGATAATGATAAAGTTATAAACCTTGATATTATGCTGTTTTACTTTTTGAATGATAAGTAATTTTATGTTAAAAGTCTCCAGTTTGGATACAAAACGGTCGATAACATATAAACGTTATGACTAACTAACTTCAAATCAGTATCATCTTTCTTAGATTCGGCTTTGGCACTATTGTCAGTAAGTGCACCAACTAATAATAAATTTGCTAATGCAAGTGTTGCAACTTTTTTTAGTGAATTGGATTTTGTTTTTTTACCATCATTATCACTCCTTTTATATAGCTTACAACAAAATAGATGCAA